TTAGCTTTGTGTCTTAATGCCTGCAGCTTTTTCTAGCTCTGATAATCGGGCTTCCGCCAAGCCTAATCTGGCTAAGATTTCGGAGTTCTCTGAGGTGCTCTTTTTCGTCGTTATGCCAGTTAAAAGCCAATTGATATCCATTGAGTATTTATTAGCCATATAGATTAGAATCTCAGGATTTGGAAAGCGATGCCCGTTTTCTATCCTGGACATTACTACCGCATTGCCTACTTCTTTCAGATCTTCTTGAGTGATTCCTTTTTCTTTTCTGAACTGTTTAAATCTTTGACCGATCAAAGCTAAATTACTATCTCTATTTTCAGTCTGTGTAGCCATATATCTTTATTTTATTATTTAGATTTTTATGTAAAACTTCGAAACAATTGTTACCTAACCATAGGTAGGGCGAGCAACGGCCGACTTGCTTTAAAGTTGACTTGAAATATAAATTACTTAAAAACGACTGGTCGAAAAGGTCATAAATGAAATCTGTCACTTCTCGCACCAGGTTCTCATCTTCATCTTGATAATTTATGTTTACACACATTGCTATCTTACTTAAGATCCTTGCCCTGTTGGTGCCAAAGCTATTCATCTCGATCAGTTTAAGCCGTAAATTTTTAGGTTTTGGCTTAATATGTATTCCGCCGGCTAATATTCCATTTTCTGACAAAGAACTTTCAAGAATATGTTTCTTTATAATTTTGAAAACCTTCAGTTCAGCAGGGGAGTAGTCGGCATTATAAGGCATTACCGGAGCTCCCTTTTTATAACATTATAAATTTGCTCGATTTCGTCCATGAATACCTGGATATCCGGGTACTTGTCTTTATCAGGATTTAGCGATCGTAAAATCAGTTGCCCTGTTTCTAGATCCTGGTGAGCGATCTGTTTTGCGACGATACCTTCAGTTCGGTGTACAAAGATCCAATTAGGCCATTGATGATTATGGAGCTTACTTTTCCATAGCTCACGTTTCACTTCTCTTCCTGTCGCAATGGTCCCATCCGGCATGGCCTCTTTAACATCTCCATTATCCATGCTGTGACCACTGATCTCAAATGATCTGTATTTTCCTCGAACGTACTTATCAACGGTTATATAATGTTTCGGCAACTCTTCTATAAATTCTTTATCGGCATATCCAGTTAAATATCCAGCTTGTGCATATACAGGTACTAGTTCCGTCCCCATGCGGTAACGACCTGGTGAAATTTCTGTGAATTTTTGATCCCCATCTTCATCATAAATTTCCGGGTTCCCTATGTCTCTAGCGTTAGATTTTATTGTTTTAGATTCACTTACCTCAAACACTTCTTCCTCAGTTGTATTAAAAGTTGTAATTATATTGGTTACAACCTCCCTGGTTAAATTCTCAGTTCTGAAATATTGATAAACTGTATTCCGTGCAACTTGCAGCATTTCTGCAGCATTGATTACACTGATACCTTTCTTTTTAAGATATGATTTAAATTTTTCTCCTTGATATACAGACATATACAAAATAATGTAATATTACATATTGCATTATGTAATTGATGTAATTACATTTGTACCATACGAACAAAACAAAGGTAATACAATAGTTTAAAACAGGCAATCCCAAAATAGTACCAAATGAGTAAACAGCGAATTATAGGAGGGATGATCGACAAAACAGTCGAAATATTTGAAGACATCGAAACGCGTATTCTTTACTGTAGTCATGATATGCGTCAAACCATGTGGCCGAATTTTCCGAGTAATGTAATGGAAATGATTAAGCAAGATATGCTTAACAATCCTAAAAAATTGGAACATCTGGCAAAATGGCCAAACCTTAGACAGGACCAACAGATAAAGCAGTACACACTTTGCAACTTCGGTGGCCTTGACGATTCACCCGATTTCGACGAAGACGGAACGGTTCATAGATCGGAGTTTTATGACTGTGGACGGCGAGGTGTCTGCAAATTTGAAGGCAAAATTTGTGATTCTATTCAGGTTAAGAATGGATATCTAACCAAAGCAGAGCTTGAAGTTCTCAGATATATCCGTCTTCCTGATAAATCGATCGCTGAAAAGCTAAACCGGTCACCGGAAACCATTTCCACGCATTTGCAAAATATTCGTGAGAAAACTGGACAATCCGATAAGTTGAACTTGGCCTTATTTGCCGCAGCAAAAGGAATAACACTTTACAAACCAAATAAAAAATAAATAATGGAACTACATACGATCATCAAAATAGAAAAGCAACCCACAGTAACAGACCATATCGAAGAGATGACAGGTGGAGATGTTAAAAGATTTCATTTGCAGCATATTAAAGCGGTCCGTGAAGCTTGCGGCCGTAAAATGAAAATGGATAAACCGCATATGAGGTATACTACAGTTGTAAATGCTGTTGCCGGTTTCATCGAGGTAAAGGCAGAGTTGAAAACAAATGGAGGTGAGAATGAACAGATTCAAAACAATTAGCATCGTTGAACCTGAGTTAATCTCCCTTCTCCAGGAGTCAGCGGAACTCGGTGCGACCAGAGCACTTATTTCTGTAGGTAAAATGTCTCAGTTCATTTCGAACCAAGAAGCCTACAGAAGAATTGGAAGCCGAAGAAAAGTAGATCGATGGATTCAAGAGGGAGTTCTTAATGTGACGGAAGCGGGAATCGATGTCACTCAATTAAATGCCATAGCTGCGAGTGCAAATCTGGCAACATACGTACACACCAAAGGGAAAAAAGCATGAGTTTTTTAGCGAGTACTCTGGAGAATCTAGGATTTTCTAGATATGAATGGAGCGATGAAGAGATCGGGACAGTAATCGATCATAAGTTTGAAAACGAAAATTTTGCAATCGAAATTACAAATTTTCAAACTGTTGAAATCACCACTAAAGGTCAATATATAGAGCTACCAAACATCAATAACGATCAAAAATTGCAACAATTAATAAGTCTATTAACTAAATAAATCTATTCAAAAATGAATATCCTAATCAAAACAATTTCAATCATCAATTTCAAAGGAGTTAAGAACTTTAAAATTGATTTCGCAGAGGTGACGAACATCTTTGGCGCCAACGCTACAGGCAAGACAACAATCTTTGATGCTTTCCTGTGGTTACTTTTCGGTAAAGACTCAAACGATCGGAAGGACTTTAATATTAAGCCCCTTGATCAGGATGGTCAAAAGACGGATAAATTGGAAAATGAAGTATCCGCAATAATTGTAGTTGATGGAGAAGAAATTAGTATCCGTCATATCCATCGCGAGAAATGGACCAAAAAGAGAGGAGAAGCTATTGCGGAGTTTACCGGAAACGAACACCTTTATTACTGGAACGAGGTCCCTTTGCAAGCTGGAGAGTTTCAAGCTAAAGTAAACGGTCTATTGGACGAGAAGGTTTTCAAGCTAATTACAAATCCCCTTTACTTTAATTCAATGCCTTGGCAGGATCAACGTACAGCACTTTCTAGTATTGTTGGGGAAATTACAGACGATTTCCTGTCAGCCAAATATCCTGAGCTAAAGGTGTTGTTGGAAAATCTGTCGGGAAAATCATTGAAAGAATTCAAAGCTAAAGTTGCATCCGACAAAAAGCTATTGAAGGATAATATTGAACAAATCCCCGGACGTATTGACGAGCTTGAGCGATCAAAGCCTGAATTAGTTAGCGAGGAAGGTCTCAATGAGCGTATTGCAGAATTGCAATCTAAATACGATTTATTGGATCAACAGATCACCGATCGGAATGAAGCGTATAACACTGCCAATGCTCAAATCAATAAAGCTATTCTTGATAACCAAAATGCTATTCACCAAGCTAAGATTGAGAAGCAAAATATCGAGGCTAATCACAAAGCAGCTTATAATTCTGAACTGAATAACAGTCAGTCCGGCATTAATGAAGCGAAGTCACGTGTGACAACTCTTGAATCACAGCTTTCTGTTCAAACTAAGCAATTAGACTCACTGGTTAAAACACACTTTGACCATCTAAAAAGGCTTGAAAAAGATAAGGAGGATATTGGATCACGAATGGACTCTTTGCGGGAATTGTTCAAGTCTGTCAATGGTCGCGAATTGAATGAAAATGAAACTTGCTGCGCAGCCTGTGGAAGGGAATTTGATCCTGAGAAGCTTGAAGAGGTCAAAGCAGCTTTTGTTTTACGCAAGAAAAATGAACTTGGTAGTATTAATGTTCAAGGTCAAGGATTGAAAAATGATCTTGCGCGGAGAGATGAAGAAGGTCGTGCGGCGATCGAACAGTTTGAAATTACCAAGAACGCTTTGGATAATTCGATAGCTACTATTCAAAATTCTTTAGCTGAGGCGAGATCAAAATTGGAAGCTTTTCAAGGAACCACTACGACAACGATTGATTCCGTGGAAAGTCGTCTTGCAAACGATCAATTATATCAGAATGTAATTTCAAAAATATCAACACTTGAAAGTCAACAATTCGAAAAGCCTGAAAACATTGATTTGGGAGAACTAAGAGTGCAAAAAGCTACCATTAACGCTGAAATCGACTCGCTAAAACGTCAATTAACTGTTGGCGATCAAATTGATCGCGCAAATGCCCGTATCAAAGAGTTAATGGAACAAGAACGCGGATGGTCCCAACAATTGGCTGATCTTGAAAAACTGGAGTTTTCTGCCGAGAAATACGAAAAAGCTAAAGCTGAAGAGTTGGAATCGCGTGTCAATGGACTATTCAAATATGCGAAATTTACCTTATTCAGTAAGCTTAATAATGGTGGCGAGGAACCTACTTGTAAAGCGACATTCAACGGGGTACCATTTTCGGACTTAAACACAGCAGGAAAGATCCTGGTCGGCATTGATATCATCAATACACTTTCAGCTCATTACAAGGTAACAGCTCCGGTATTCCTGGACAATAGAGAGTCTATTTCAGTTATTCCAGAAACAGCTGCGCAGGTAGTAAACTTGATCGTGTCACCATTCTCAAAACTGAACGTTGGATTGCCTATGTATAGCCCTGAATTCCTTGCCGAATTCGAAAGGTATAAAGAAGAAACAGGCAATTCTTTTGAAGCATTTATTGATCGGAAATTAAGCGAACGCGCTGCCTAATGGCTAAGAAATCTGTTGCACCACTTCAATCATTTGGATTGGTATCATGTGAGGAATGCATTTATAAATTAAACGATAATGGAGTATTGATGTGGTGCAACAAATCGAAAATGCCTAGACCTACCAAACCTTTAAAACACTGTATATACAAAATCATAAAAGAAAATAAAGATGTCAAATAACAATCAAACACCGGCAACAACAAATACTAATTCAGAAGTTGCCGTAGCACAACCAACTCAATCGGAAAGATTCACAATGGCTGTGATGAAAGAATTTACAGCAAATGCAGGAGATGTTCAACTTACTAATTTTCAAAGAAAGCTTATCCAAAATTACTTCATTAAACTGGATATGACGTTAAAAGAGAATGAAGTTAAAAGAATTAGTAAATCTGAACAGTATCGAGATCCCCTTGAGTTTATCTGGAAAAACGTAAACATGTCGCAATTAGCATTGGATGTAGTAGCATATTCTAGTATCGGTCTAGATCCATTACAAGATAACCATATCAACCTTATTCCTTACAAAAATAAGAAGACAAATCAATTCGATATCGGCTTCATAATCGGTTATGAAGGAATGAAAATAAAAGCTGTTAAATATGGGTTCGAGGTTCCTGATGACGTAATAGTCGAGTTGGTATACTCTAATGATGTATTTAAATCCCATAAAAAAAATAAGGATAACCAAGTTGAATCATACACGTTTGATATTGTCAATGATTTTGATCGAGGTGAAGTCATAGGAGGGTTTTATTACCATGTATTCCGTAGTAACCCTGAAAAGAATCGCTTAAAGGTTATGACAATGAAGGATATCAACAAGCGTATTCCTAAAAATGCATCTCCGGAGTTTTGGGGAGGTGAAAAGAAGAAATGGAATTCGGATGAAGTTGAGCAGATTGATGGGTGGTATGAAGAAATGGTTGAGAAAATGCTTAAGAGAGCTGCATACAATTCAATTACTATCGATAGTGAAAAAATTGACGATCATTTAGTTAAAATGATGCAGGCGGAATCTCTTTCCCTTAACGGTAGTGACCAAACGTTGCTTCAGGTAAAATCTGAAATTGCCAATAATGCGAATAAACAGGAACTGGGATTTTCGGATGCTCAGGTGATTGATATTCCTCATACTGAAGAAAAGAAATCTGATCCTATTCCAGCGAATACCCCGGCGAGTGCTATTCAGCCGAACGAAAATCCGCAAGATGATGAACACGTTGCAATTGGCTTCTAATGAAATTGCACATTATCAATAGTAATAGTGAGGGCAACTGCTACCTATTTACCGACAATGAGGGGAAAACTCTCATTGTCGAATTAGGAGTCAAGTTTGATGAAGTGAAGAAGGCTTTGAATTTTAACCTTTCTAATGTCGTCGGATGTTTGGTAACTCATGAGCACGGAGATCATTGTAAGGGTGCTGAAAACGCAGCAAAGTATGGTTTGGATATTTATGCTTCTGTCGGCACAATAGAAGCTTTAAAGTTCCAGAGCTACCGTTTGAAGCCGATCAATAAAGGAGAGAAGTTTTCCGTGGGGCCTTTTGATATTATAGGGTTTGATGTTCATCACGATGTTAATGAACCATTGGGTTTCTTGATCCGTCATCCGGAAATGGGAACAACATTGTTCCTTACAGATACAATCTATTGTGACTATAAGTTCCCAGGACTTACGAACGTATTGATTGAAGCGAATTATTCTCAAAACATCATAGACGATAAGTTGCGCGACCAATCATTTTTGAGAAACCGAGTATTGAAGTCACACATGAGCGTTGAAACGGCTATAAAGACGTTAAAAGCTAATGATCTTACTAAGGTGAACAACATCGTTTTAATTCACCTCTCGGACCGGAACAGCGATTCCAGATTATTTAAGCAGATCATCGAAGAGCATACTTTGAAAACCGTTACTATTGCTACAAAAGGATTAATCATTGAAAATTTTAACGATACACCATTTTAGATATGGAAAACAAAGAATACAACCACGATTTATCTGTAAAAGCTCAGAAAGAATTGGCTGATAAAAATAATTATCCACATTTTGCACCGAAAAGCGGCTATTGTTATAACTGCGGAAAATCAATTTACACCGCAATAGAACGCGGCTCTTTTAAATCTGGAATCACTTTTGAACGAGCGAAAACAGAATTAGTCACAGGCTGTCCACATTGCCATAGGTCATATTGTGATTAGTGTCAAAAGAATAATTTTTAATATTTCAACTTATCCATTTGGATAAGTTGAAATAAGTTTTTACATTTGAAGTGTTAGTCAATTGCGACGTCTCACTTTAACGCAATTCAAAGAAATTATAGCCCTTATTGGGATGAACCGGAAGTGAGACGCTGGGGATTCCTGATAAGGGCTTTTTTAATAGCCATGCACAATTATCAAAAATTACTCAGGATCCACAACAGAATCGAATCTTTCAGTAAAACGCTCATAGAACCTGATTTCAGTAGAGAATATAAATTAGGGTTTGATCTCGCTGTGAAGCTATTCAACGTTGCAATGAACAAAGAATTCGGTGAATCTATTCGTGTTGAGTTCAATAAACACCATGAGCTTAGGGAGCAAAAAAAGGAAAATGAAAAGCTCGCTAATAAGATCTACAACCAAAAGCGTTATATCGCTCATCTTGTAGAGGAAAATAGCAAGTTCAAAAGCATCACGCTCCCAAGGTCCAAACGGAACAAAATCATCCGTTCCATCGCAGAAATGACTGGATCAACTTATGAGGAGATCAGAGATATGTTCAAAGGTGTTGTACAAATTAATGAATCGAAATAATGACTAGGAAACAATTAGAAGGGATCTGTCGGTTCGTGTTAACGTTCGAATCGGATATGCCAATTGAAGAAGTGAATAAGCAATTTGATTTAGAACTGAGTGATGCTGATTCCCATGTGAAAGCTCTGACATCTTATCTTGAAAAGAATAAAATTCAGTTGGATGGTGAAAAAGAAGGAAAGGAGACCAAATCATGAAAGCATTAAGTATAAAACAACCATGGGCAAGTCTTATTGCTCATTGTATAAAGGATATTGAAAATAGAACTTGGGCGACTAAGCACCGCGGCACGATTTACATTCATGCGAGTGGTAAGCCATCATTCAATAACCTAACTCTGAATTTGACACATGATCAGATAGATCAAATGGTATTGGGAGATTTTTGTCAACTAGATTCTAGGAGTATTGCATATCCAAAATCAGCTATTATCGGAACCGTTGATATTGTTGATTGTGTTACCAATCACAGTAGCATTTGGGCTGAAAAATCATTCATAAATGTCACAGCGAATGAACTTCCATTTAAAGAAGAAAAAGAGCCTGATTTTATTATCTACAATTGGGTGTTAGCTAATCCAGTATTATTTGACGAGCCTATTTTGAATGTGAAAGGCAGATTGTCGCTATGGGAATTTGATGGGAAGGAGGCGAACTCATGAGTGCTACACTAATTTCAGAAAACACATTCACCGCTAAGAAAAAGCATTTATGCGACCTATGCGGCCAGCATATCCAAGTTGGCGAAAAATATAAACGTCAATTCTGTGTTGATGGTCATGCATATGCTTTTAAAATGCATTTGGTCTGTGAAGATATTGCTAAGGTTTACACCAAAGAATATGATTCGGATGGCGAAGGTTATGATCACAACTGTTTTTCACACGACGTATTCGAGAACTTCGAGGTAGTAGTCGGCTTCAAAAGTGATGGCTTAAAATACCAAGAAGCCTTAAAATTATTCAAACAAAAATGGATCGAAGGAAAGGAGGTTTCCAATGGATAAGTTGAAATTAGAAGATCTATCGCCATATCTTCCGTATGGAATACGAGCCAATGTTGGGGAAACTGAGCGAAATATCACAGCGGTAAGCCTTGATTCCCCATTTGTTTTTGTGTCCTCAAGGAAAGGTAGCAGAGAGAAGGAAATGGTATCAATTGAGGATATAAAACCAATCCTGCGACCTCTAACTGACCTTACCAAAGAGATTGAGCATAATGGTGAAAGATTTACCCCTAATGATAGAATAGACCAATACACACAAGTAGGTGGTGACGGAAAACTATATCTTCTGGTAGATGGTGCTCTTTGGAGTTGCAATCCATTATCATGGGATTATTATCTAGTTGTCAAGTTAATATCATGGCACTTCGACGTATTTGGCCTAATTGGAAAAGGACTAGCAATTGATTACAATACAGTGAAAGGAGGTTCTAATGAGATTTAAGGATCCAATACAGCGAGAGATATATTATCGCGGCCAAATAGATTACTGTTATTGGTACGTCAGGAGGATAGAATTCGATAGTAATTTTGATGCTCTTTCTAAAAGTAAGTTAACAGTACAGGCTTTAAGGGACATCATTAGGATGAAAAAACGATTCGGTTTTGATCATGAAGAAGACGAGGCATCATTAAAAGTGGCTATTTCCGAACGAGATAAAATTAAGTTTGATCTAAAGAATAAGAAGTGATATGGAAAAGCGAAATAGGAGGAAAGTGTTATGAGTGGCAAATTGGGATATACATGGTATCCAAAAGATTTTATTTCTGATCCGGACGTTATGTTTATGACTTCGGCAGAACGTGGTGTTTATAGGGACCTTATTGACTTAGCATATATGAGTGATAATGCGATTCGATACAACGTCGATATGCTCGCAAAATATACTAATTCCGACGTCGAAACTGTCCAGCGGATACTTGACATCAAAGGCAAAAAGAAAGGAGATATTTGGACTATTCCGAGCTGTGCGAAGCGTATTGATTTAGCGAATAAAAACCGAGCTAACGGTTCAAAAGGTGGAAGACCTAAAACCGAAACAAAACCCAAAAATAACCCAGAGGTTAACGGATCGGAAAACGCAAAAGAAACCCAAATGCAAAGGCAAAGAGAAAGAGAAAGAGAAAGAGAAAGAGAAAAGGAAATAGAAGAAGAAAAAGAAGATTCTTCTGCTGCTTCTGAGCCTATGAAAGTTTTCAAAAGAGGATTTGATTCGATGGAGGAGGTAAAAGATTCGATCATCAATGATGAAAATTCTTTGATGGATATTGGAGCTGTTGCTAAGGTTCCAGATCCAAAGGATGTAAAAATTCGTATTGAGGAGTTCTTTACTTTCCAAAAAGCAATTGATAAATTCCATACGGACCGATCTGAATTCAAAAAACATTTCTTCTCATGGTATGCGAAGAAGTATCCTAACACGGGAACAGGATCGCATTTGGTCCATTCTACAGCGACGTTGGCTGACTCTTCTAATCCTCCGGATAATTCAGGGAAATGGCTATGGCTAAACAACGGTTGGAGGGATACAACCAAATTCACTGATCATCAAAAACAGAAACACGGATTGAAATGAAAAGCAAAATTGAGGGAAAATTACCGCCGCAAGCAGTGGACTTGGAAGAAGCCATATTAGGTGCATGCATCAGTGAAACGAATGCTTTCATGTTCATCGCAGATATCCTAAGACCTGAAATGTTCTATCGGGAATCGCATCAGATCATTTTCAAAGCATGTCAGGAAATTTCTGTTTCGGGAAGTCCATTAGATTTGATGACGCTAATGGCTAAACTTCGCAAGGATGGTAGTTTCGAAAGAGTAGGAGGTATTTATTTCCTTACAGGGCTTACGGATCGAGTTGTCTCTTCAGTAAACATGGAATATCACTCGCGAATTATTGCACAAAAATTCATGCAGCGCGAACTTATCAAAGTTTCTCATGATACGATTGACAAGTGCTATGATGAAACGAATGATATTTTTGATATACTTTCGAGCTATGAGACCAAGAGGGACGATTTGGTTAATCATGTCACGACAAAAAAAGAGGTAAAGCAGGCCGATGCTTTGGAGGAATTATTCTCCGATATGATTAGGAAAGCTGATTTGGGAATTCAAGATGTGACTGGAGTAAATACTGGTTTTCAAAACATCAACGAAGCTACTGGTGGCTGGCAATGTTCGGATTTGATAATTATTGCGGCCAGGCCGGCCATGGGAAAAACGGCTTTCGTTCTGAAGCAAGCAGTAAACGCAGCAAAGTCGGGGAAACCGGTGGCAATATTTTCTTTGGAGATGTCGAAAAGCCAATTGCTAGAACGAATGATATCCTTTGAGACGGAAATTGATTTGACTAAAATCAAAAAATTAAATCTTGCAGACCATGAGTGGCACAAGCTTCATTCGAGAAAGGAGCAGCTGAAATCTTTGCCAATTCATTGGGATGATACGCCTGGGTTAACCTTGGTCGAGTTATCTGCCAAAGCGAAAAGGATGAAGCGGTTGTATGGAGTTGAAATGATTGTTATCGATTATTTGCAACTTATCTCTGTTCCCGGAAAATCTCGATTGGATGAAATCAGCACTATATCCCGTGGCTTGAAGATTCTTGCAAAAGAATTGAATATTCCAGTTTTGGCACTTTCGCAGCTAAGTCGAGCAGTAGAATCAAGGCCAGGAAACAGCAAACGTCCTATGCTTTCAGATTTACGTGAATCAGGATCGATTGAGCAAGACGCGGATATCGTTGGATTTTTGTATCGTCCAGAATATTATGGAATTACTGAAGATGAGGAAGGCAGATCTACTGCAGGTATTGCTGAGTTCATTATCGCCAAGAATCGAAATGGATCGGTGACCACTTGCGAAATGGGTTTTGTCGGCCGGACAACTAATTTCAAAGAGCTTGAAGATGATTTTCAGGCAAGCGGTATGATAACCGATTTCTCTTTTGTAGATAAACCAGATCCGCTTCCAAGTAACGATATGTCAAAGTTTGCGAATTGGGATAGCCCGATGTTGCCCGATGACGGTCCTTTTTAATTTTTTCGAAACTTATACATTTGGATAAATAGAAATAAGTTTATAGTTTTGTTTCCATGGATAAGATGGTTTTGAAATTGGTTATGAAGAATAATCCTGAGATTGATTTTGAGGGGTACCGAAAGGCTTTAGAGCCCCGGTCTCTTGATCTATCAGTCGTAGATCAAATCTTCCAAGATATCCAGCCATCAACCAAGAAAGCCAATTCTGAACTTGTTTTCACTGCCGCAATTCTTCTCTTGTTTTCCCCTAAAGCTATTCTACTTTCGGAAAAGTCTGAGTACGGAGTTGCCCAAATTATTCAAGAAAAGCTTTGTTTGAAACGTCATCAGCAATCATCTTATCGGATTAAGGTAGCTCGCGAATTGTATGAGGTTGATAAGGTGTTTAAACATATAGTTGACCAAGTTGTCGAAGGGAGGAGCTCATGAGTGATGGATTAGAGGTAAAGCTTACGGCAAAGCAAAAGGAATTCTGCAAAGAGTATGTCAAAGACTTAAACGCCACTCAAGCAGCTGTGCGAGCAGGATACAGCGAAAAAACAGCTTATTCTGTTGGTTCAGAAAACCTGAGAAAACCTGAATTGAAATCCGAAATTCAACGTCTTCTTCAGGAGAAGCATTTGGGCGCAGATGAGACTAAAAGTATTATTTCAACAATAGCTAAATCTAACGTAAACAAGTATTTAAAAGTTGTTTTGGTGCCTGAGTACCCGATGATTAAAGTACCTCTCGAAACAATCATTAAAGAGATAGAAGAGGAAATTGAATTCGAATCGGAGTACGCTTCGTTGATTACGATGGGCAAAGAGGAGACTGAAAAATATGAGCAATCCCAAGAGAAGAGAAGAAGAAATATTATTCGATTAAAACTTGAATTGAAACGCAATCCGGGGGCTTTTAGGGAGAGAAAGGGAGATCCAATCTTGGTTGAAAGTACTGAATTTGATATGGTCGCACTGGCCAAGGATAAAGAGTCTGGAATCATTAAATCTTACAAAATGACAAAGGATGGTCCTGCTATTGAATTTTGTTCAGTAGATACTCAATTGGCCAACCTTGCTAGGGTTAATGCTCTTTTCAAAGATACATTGGATTTGAATATGAATGGTAGCGTTTCGATCGATAAGTGGTTGGAAGATAATAATGAGGGAATTGATGAAGGGTAATGATAAAAGTCCAGCGGCCATATCGTCCATTGTACGAAAATAAGGATAAATCGATCATACTAGTTACGGGTGGTCGGGGATCTGGAAAGTCCTTTAATGTTTCTACGTTCGTTGAAAGGCTGTCTTTTGAACAAAACCATAAGATGTTGTTCAGCCGCTATACGATGGCTGCTGCAGCTATCTCGGTAATTCCTGAATTCCTCGAAAAAATACAATTGGATGGAGCGGTAAATCATTTCAAGGTTACTCAAACGGAAATTTTAAATAAGTTCTCGGGATCTGGAATAATGTTCCGCCCAATTAAGACATCATCAGGTAACCAAACCGCCAACCTAAAATCGATACAAGGATTAACCACATTCATCGGTGATGAGATGGAAGAGTGGGAGAGTGAAGATGACTTTGATAAGCTAAGATTATCAATTCGTAAAAAGGGAGTTCAGAACAGGGTGATTCTTGTGATGAACCCTACAAATGCGGATCATTTTATCTACAAAAAGTATATTGAACATACACATCGAATTGAAAGAATTGACGGTGTTGATGTTCAGATCAGTACCCATCCCGACGTACTTCATATTCATACAAGTTACCTAGATAACGTTAAAAATGTCGATCAGAAGTTCTTAGATGAAATCGAAAGCATCAAACAAAAAAGTATAGCCCAGGCTTCTCGTGATGCTCGCGCGGAACTAATTGGAAAGGGGTTTGAAGGTGATGAGGAAAAGTTTCAAAAGGAATTTGATAAAGCATTTCAGAGAACTAAATATGCTTATGTGATTATTGGCCGATGGGCAGATGTTCGCGACGGTGTGATCATTACTGATTGGATGGAAGGTGAATTTGATTTAAGCTTACCATACGGTTATGGACAGGATTATGGTTTTAGTGTCGATCCAACAACTTTGATCCGTGTTGCTGTAGATAACAGACTGAAACGAATCTATGTTGATGAAGAATATTATGAAACTCAACAGTTGTCAACAGATGCTATTTATCAAATAAACAAATCTCGATTAATTGGCCCAGATGATTTGATCGTAGGTGACAGTCAAGAGGGACGATTAATTCTTGATCTACAGGAGGCAGGGCTCAATATCGTTGAATGCGAGAAGGGACCAGGGTCAGTTGTTGCCGGGATCACTGCTATAGGTAATTATACAATTGTGGTAACTCCTCGATCGACGAATATCAAAAAAGAATTGAGGAATTACATTTGGAATGATAAAAAGGCTGGTATACCTATTGACAAATTTAATCACGCTATTGACGCGATAAGATACATTTTTAGAAGGCTCACCGATGGTATTGATACCGATGATGAAATCTTCGATTTATTTTAAAACTAACCATTAACAATACTAAAATGGCAAAAGAAAAAAGCACAACTGTATCCATTCAACCTGCTGTTCTTCCAGCTTTGGTGGATGCTATTGGTACAAGTTTAGCTCCAGTCTATGACAGAGCAGCTGCTGAGTATGATGTTACTCAGCATGAGATATTCGATGAAAATATTCGTCCGAAGAAAAGGGTAAAGCGTGTTGTAAAGGATGGTGATGGGAATCCAATTCTAAAAAATGGACAACCTCAATATAAAACTGAACGCATCGAAGTTAACCGCATCGGCATTCCTCTTCAAAAGTTGATCGTTAAACGTCGCGTTTCCTTTATGAACGTTGGTAAGATGCAGCTAGAAGCGAATCCAATCGATGATCAAGAAAAGCGTTTATTGGCTATGGTCCAAAAGATCCGGGAAGATAATAAGCTTCAATTTTTAGAAAAAGAGGTGGCACGTCGGCTGCTCAGTGAATTGCAAGTTGCAAAGCTTTGGTATTCTGAACCGGTAGATCCTGAATATTGGAAAGCCATTGGCGCTAAGGGTAACTTCAGAATGCGATGCAAGATCCTTTCTCCGCAACTTGGTTATAGTCTGCTACCAGTATTTGATGATCTTGGTAACATGGTATATTTCGGTGTGGCTTATGAATCGCCTTTAGGTCTATCCGAACTTTCAGGCATTACTGATACAACCGAACTGGCTCAAAAAGCTAAGCAGAAAGACAAACGCCTAGACATCTATTCGGACTCATTCATTCTAAATTTTCGTCAAGCCCGCACCGGCGAACAAGCGGATAATGATGCTGGATGGATTCTCGAGAATTCAATTGCTCATACATACAAAAAGATTCCTGTTGTCTATTACTCTAAACCAGAACCACCCTGGGCAGATGTTCAGAAGTCAATCTCACGTCTTGAGACACTTCTTTCCAATTTCGGTGACACCAACGATTATCATGCTTCACCAGTGTTCGTAATGCTTGGTAAAGTGGGAGCGAAGGTCCTTGAGAAAGGGGAGCAGGGCAAGAGCCTTCAAATTACTGGCGATAATGGTGATGCTAAGTATGTAACCTGGGAACAGGCTACCGAAGCGGTAAAGCTTGAGATCGATACGCTGGTTAAATTCATCTTTACATGTACTCAAACACCCCAAATGGCAATGGAAGATCTGAAAGGGATCGGGGCTCAGTCAGGTGTTGCTTACGATCGTGTTTTTATGGATCCGCATTTAGCTGCCCAAGATGAGATTGATGGGGAATACGGTCAATGTACACAGCGTGATATCAACTTAAATAAAGCATTTGCGGCTGCTATTGATACTTCCCTCGTCAAGGCTGAGCAATCGTTGTCGATCACGTATGATATTCCTATCTACCGAATCAATGATGACGCTGAGACTATTGGATTACTTCAAAAGGCAGCAGGTGGTGCCAAGGTTCTTTCTCGGAAGTCAGCTGTTGGTTATTCGCCTTATACCAAAAATGCAGAGGAGGAGCTTAAACAGATCGAAGAGGAAGAAAAGGCCGAAGCTGCAATAACTAAAATAGAAGAAATTCCAACTGAATAGGTATGACTAGAGAGGAAATTGTAAAAAGGTCATTTAGGCCTTATATGATTTTAATATTCCATGATCGCGATAAGGATGTCGAGATGATGTTATTAGCCGTTCATTTCGATAATGAAGTTTTTACTCTTGCACCTTTTGATACTAAAACTTACGAAGACGAATCTATCAACGTTAGCATATCTAAAGTTTCATTTCCTAAGCGAGCAACCAAATTAAAGGTTATCAAATGAAATACGAAATAGAAATAGTTTCTTATGGTGACGGGTTGTATAATCAATCCGTCATTTCTTCTTTGACTGGACTTGATTTCGAGGAATCAGATGAAGCAGTAAAGTCAGTCAAGAGGTTGTGTTGGTCCGGACAAACCTATGTCCAAGTATTTAGAAAACTTGGATTCAATACTAATCAGAGATTCATCAAGTTCGATCCGGAAACTCCCTATCCGTGTATCATGCGATGCATTAATCATAAAAAGGGTGTCTGGTATTTGTTCCTATATTACCAAGGTATGGTTTATGATATTCATGGAAATAGCTTCCATCTAAATGACCTTAATGAAGTGTCTAGATTAAATGGAAGCTATTTTCTAAAGTGGTACAACATGAAAGTCACTTCTATGCTTCAGGTTTGGATATGCCTAAAATAAGTCATATTATTGTCTTAAACATATATTTATGAATAAGAGAAATAAGATTAGGATTCGGTCCTCTGTGGATAAAATAAATTCTGGACACTACGGAACCAACGATTTAGAGATTTTATTGACTGACTTAAGAAGTTATGTGCATCAAAATTCTTTCACTAGAGAGCTTGGCGATTTCATAAACCATCCGGAAGGTAAAACGATAGGTAAACTTCACGATGCTATGGCGTATATGTTTTATCGAATGTTATTTTTTACAAATTATCAAGGTACTGGTTCACCGGCTTTGTCGGACGATACGATATTTCCGAAATACTTTAAGAACATGTTACTGTATGCACTTAAGCGGAAACCTATTTATGAAAAAATTGTTAAAATTGGAGTTAATAAAGATCAAGCTGCAAATATAATCAAGAGAATGCTTCCAGATAAACTTAATGGTAAGCTAGATAAGCAACATTGTACTACTAAGAATTTGGAAGTAATAAATGGTTGCATAAATTTGTTGGCCCCCGGTTCCGAATTACATGCTGATGATATTGTAAGTGATATTATAAATTCGATAAAAAAACTTGGTGATAAAATAGGTATAGAAATTGACACCGTATCACTTAACAAAGAAAAGTTAATTCTACATGTTTTTGATATTTTGAATGCCAAGGAATTTACAATCGATAGAAAAATCATTGGTTACTGTTCGCTGCATTTAGAAAGGCGAGAAATTCATCAATCTCATTTAGATTCTTTAAAATCTGGAGAAGAGGAGATTTATAAGAAATGGTCTACTTTCGGGCCAATAAACTTGCATGGTACAGTAACAGTTACAAATGATGCGCAGAAGGAAGTAAAAATAGGATTTACTTTAATAGCTTCTTTAATAGATTCTATGAACTACATAGACGAATCGCTTCTTACTAGAACTTTAGATTATCAAAATAAGGAAATCCTCTCAGTAACCATACCTGATGTTTTCACTATTAGTTCCAATAATACAATTATTGAGTTTGTATAAGTTGCTATAATCATGCAAACGCCCCCTTTGCATGATTATGGTGTTATCTGATTGGATAAACTAGTATAATTTTGTGATTATAAGTTTTAAACGAGGCAGGCACGAAATAGCTACTCGGACTTGACTCACAATCACAAAATTATGTCACTTAAATCAAAGATTATCGCAAAATTGAAAGCTAAGGCAACCGCTGTGGGTGCCGCTAACCTTTCAAATGTCAGAATCAACGGACTAGCGGACAAGCTAGATGCAATTGTAACTAGCGAAGACGAAATAGACGGTGAGGTAGACAAACTAGACCAAATTTTTAGTTTCAAGGAATTGGCTTCTTTGGATGATGTTAAACGCAATGCGGATAACAAAAGTGCCGGAGAAGAGGACGAAGCCACAAAAGCGGCTAAGGCAAAAAAAGAAGCAGATGAGAAGGCCGCAGCGGAAGAAGCAGCTAAAGCTGCCGGAAAAACAGGTGATCAAGCACCTTCATGGTTCAATACATACGTTGAAAACCAAAATAAGGTTATTGAAACCCTTACAAACACTATTTCCTCAATCCAAAAAGGCTCTGTTGCCCAAACGAGACGCCAACAACTTGAAGCCAAATTAGACAAAGCCCCAGAACGTTTTAAAAACCGTACTCTTCGTGATTTCGATATTTTGAAATTAGAAAGTGACGAAGACTTCAACAACTACTTAGCAAATATCGAACAAGATGTTGCTGATGAAATTCAGGCTGCTTCAGATGCTGGTTTAGGTGCGGATGCTCCGTCTTTAAGTGGCAGAGGTGGTAAATTGAAGGATGACGAGGTGTCTCCTGCAATGAAAGAAATTATTAACCAGCGCGAGGCAGAAGCTAAGGCAAAAGCCGGTGCACAATAATCTTTTAAATGGGATTACAAGGAGTAAAAAGATCAGGTACCCAAGGTTTCAATAAGGTCGTTTTCGAAAACGTCATTGATACTCTTCCTGGTGGAATGACCCTCGATGTAACTAAAGCAGATTACCCAGATGGATATGTTCCAGAAGGCTCTTTGGTTGGTCGGGATGCATCCACTGGTATTGGAAAAGTATTGACTGCAGTCGATGGACCTATTAAACCATTGGGTTTTACGCATAGGGCATCAGAGGTTTCTGATGGTAATACCCTAGCAAATGGAGTAGTTATCAGTGGTACAGTAAGAATTAAAGCATTATCAGCAGGATTGCAAGCAATTGCCGCTGAATTGGCTGAAGCTCTTCCAAGAATCACTTTTGTTTAATTAAAGTATAATCTTATCAAATGATAAATGTACAAGAATTGGTGCCTGAATTTAGGAAAGCGGATGCACAAGCATACATTTCAACGTTTCCTTTTGACGCTCTTCAATACCAGACGGCATTTCCTCTTCAGTACCAGCCAACGTTAAAATGGTCGGCTATTGAAGCTCAATTCGGCGCTAAAGTAATGGGTGCTGTCGTTGACTTCAATAGTGCATCACCGCGTTTCGGACGTAATCTCCCAACTACTATTAGTGGAGATATGCCAAAGATTGAAGGCGCGAGAGACAAAGTCGAAACAGATTTTAATACATTGAGAGAACTTGAAGATGCAGTTCGTCGTTTGCCGGCAGGACCTACACGAAGAGAAGCGGCAAAACGTGTGTTGGACTGGCATTATGAGGATCAGGTTTTTGCTGTTAATCTGGTTGAAGCTCGTAATGAGTGGTTAGCGAAACAAATTGCCTCAACGGGTAAATACAGTCTTACTCAAGTTAACAATGAACAGGGTATCCAAACGACTACCGATGTTGATTTCGGTATCCCTTCAACCAACTTTGTTAACGCTACGAAAAACTGGACTGATCCTACAGCAGATATTGTCGGTGACCTTAGGAAGGTTAAGGCAATGGCTAAGTTAGCCAACTTGCCAGTCCCTCAGTTTGCTTGGTGTGAGGAATCAACCGTTGATTTAGTTGCTCAGAATGCTGGTATTCAAAAGTTCACAGCGACATATGTTGCAAATGCTTTGGGATTACAGCAAGAGCCTGGATTGGAGGAAATCAATAGAGCGTTGCGTTCTAAAGGTTTGCCAATCTTTAAAATCTGGAAATCAGAGATGGTTCAAGAGTCTAAAAATGGAACTCAAACTGTTGTCACGGGTTGGGCTCCAGGAAACGTAACTTTCTCAGTTACTGAGCAGCTTGGAAATACACAACACACGACTTCTGCTGATGAGTATGTAGAAGCAGGTGTTGCGACCAAAACAAAATCGGGTATTGTATTGATCAAAACTTGGGGTATTGAAGATCCTATCACTGTGGTGACAAAAGGAACCGCTTACTGTACGCCAGTGTTGAACAATGCAAAATCAATTTTCATTCTAAAAACTATTTTACCAGGTGGATAATATGTCGGCTGAAGGAACTAAAGTTGAGGGTGCTGGGGCAAATGCTCCAGCCGCTTCTCCTAAAGTAGGTGGAACTCAAGGCGGAGAGCAACCGTCGGACAACCAAAATGCTAAACTGATCGAAGATCTTCAAAAAGAGAATAGCGATTTAAAATCCGACTCTACTAAGAAGGATGAAAAGATCACCGCTTTGGAAGGCGAAATTAAGAAGCTCAAAGAAGATCTTGCTAAGAAGGGTAAGGGTAAAGCTGATAAATCGGAGCCAAAATTCGTAGTTATCGATCCTTTCCGTGGCAACACGAAGAAAGATGACGGTGAAGTCTATGATCGTGGTGCTGATGTTTCTCACTTCGATGAGGACCGTTTGGCAAATCTTATCGATCGCGGTTTAGTAAAAAAATCATAGATAATATCTGATCATGAATAACAAAGAAGCCCTGCAGTTTGAGTTCGGTCAAAAGGTCCCGGACGGAGTATTATCAACTCAATTGATAAAAGCAGGATTAGATCCTGAACACGATTTTGATCCTACTACCGAGGAAAATAGTAAGAAGATGGATTTAGCTCTTGCAGGGCTTCTTTTTTGGATTTGTACGAGCCGCAAGTCGATCAAGGAACTTGATTTTCAAGTTACTCAAAATGATGTTGACGATTGGTTAAAGCTTCGCTCGGTTCTGCTTAAACGTTGGGATGTTCCCAATGAACTAGATAATGAACCTGTTATTGTAAGCATGTCTGACCTATGGTAGATTTTGAGCAATATCCTGATACTATGAAGTATGTTGATCTTGGTGGAATTACCAATGAGGTCAAATGCCGTTTTAAGCCTAGCTATGGCGGCCGTTATTTTATTGGTCAGGATGGTAACAAGATCTTGTTTCAGTACGATATAGCATTCCCTGAAGGGACAGAGCCTATACCAACCGCAACATTGATTGATGCTTTTGATCGATCAGGATACCAGTTCGTAAGTCAGCAGGAATTAATGGAGTTTCATATTGGGCAGTTACATTGCTTCGGGAGGATTTAGGATGAAGATAGGATTGGAGATTGTAACTGATATGAATGTTTTAGCGCAAGAGATACAGAAGGAGATTGATGCTGAAACGTTGAAACACCTTATTAAGGTCCTGAGTGTGGGGGTTGAAAAAGTGAGGAAGAAGATGGAGACAAAGCCATATGAAGATCACACTGGAAATCTAAACAGCTCCACTGGATTTATTATTTACCGTGACGGCAAAGTCGTCCATCGTGATTTTAGGGAAAGTGATAAGGGAACGGACAAGACAACTGGATTAAAAGAAGGACTTTCTCTTGCTCTGGCTGAGCTAAGGGAATCGAGTGGCTGGGGAGTGGTTCTAATGTCGGGAATGGATTATGCGAGCTGGGTGCAGGGTAAAGGATATGATGTGTTGCTGAGCGCTACGACAAACCTTGACTCTATATTGAAAGAATCTTTTGAAGAAATTGGAATCATATAGTAATGGATAAGGCAATAAAGACTGCGATCGGTTCGATGGAGGATGTTAAGGAAGCTTTAGAGCTTGCGGACGTCTCAGGTAATACTGGACTGACAGGAGATATCCGATTGATCTTACGTATTCTGAATTCAAAGAAGGAAGATATCGTAATAAATTGTATTGTTCCTACGGCTAACCAGATAACTGAAAACATAATAAACGTCAATATCCATATTCCCAATTTACCGGCTATTTCTGCTGGTGTTCCAAATACAGTGGATAATGGCCAGCCTGATATTGCGAGAATGGAGCAGATTGGAAAGTTTCTCATTGAGGTTTTGGACGGTTTCCGTGGACACGATTTTTTCACTGAGGTTGAAACAACGGGAGAGGTTATCCCCGACGGTAAAAACTGGTTCTACAATATTGTGATCAGATATTTCTATTTACGTAGAGACAAATAATTGAATAATTAACGGCCTTTGGCCACAAATTAAAATAATATGGCAGCAGTAACAGGTATCGAAAGTCTTGAACTGGCAGTTATGGCAGCGAATGGCGCCATGCCAACAACTGGTTGGGTAAACGTTCGTGACATTGAGATGGGGAGTGTGAATCTTACCATTCCGGCATTGAACAAAACCCGTATCCGAGTGGAGGATAAAGCAGGTGTCCGTTGGGTTCTTCCTGGTGAAACAGATCCGGCAACATTAGCATTTAATTCCCTGAATCTATCAATTGATGCGGCAAACCTTTTATTCAAAGGAGAGGTTACAACTGACGCTACTGAATTCAAGGCTCCTGCAGATAGCGAGCAAATCTACTATTTGGCAGTTCGTTTAACATCGAAGCCTTTCGAAGGTAAAAAGATGGTCTTCACGGCTCCGGCATTAGCAGGATCCGCAGGATTTGTAAACGCAATTACTAAAAATGGATTCTTAGCATTAAGCTACAATGCGGATGTTACGACTCCAGTAGATGCAACAGGAAACGCGGTTTCTCCATGGGGATACAAGTTCGTTGATGCAACCGCCCTTCCAGAAGGCTAATTTAAAATATAAGCCTGAAAGCCGGAGGTTAGGCGGTTAGTAGGGCTTTATTAATCCTAACCCAAAATGAATAATTCAGTAAAACAAGATATGGTCCAATCCCTTTCGGACCAAAAAGTGCTTATCAAAAAAGTACGATTGCAAAAGCAATACAAGTCATGGTACACCAAATTGCTTTCATTTCTATTTATCATTCCTCGTTTCTATTCCAAGAAGATCTACGTTTCAGAGTTGTATCCTGGTACCGTTGTCAGGATCTTAGGTATTATTAGCCGGTTGCAAGGCGCGAAAGAAATTTCTGATGTGGAAATCTATAAGATGATTGAGAACAACATCCCATTGTTTATAGAGTTCTTAGCTGTCGGATTGAATAATAAACCAAAAGATCCGCCTAAATGGCTTATCGAAGCATTAAATTATCATTTCACCCCATCCGAATTACATGCAGCTGTAAACGAAGTCTACCGGAGGTTAGACGTACAAACTTTTTTCGCTATATCGGGATCCCTAATCGATCTGAAAGAACTGGAGAAAACTATCCTGGGCGAGGAACAGCCTACGACCTAATTTCAAATACCTGGAAATACTATGGCGGTACTGAATATGATATTAAATGGGGAGTTACTTGGAGAAATCTCATCATGTATAATGCTGTAGGTCCCGAAGTTGATAAATCGGGATCATCTGCAGGATCGAATAGTCCTACTGTTGGAGCTAACGACAATATCTCTCTATTCGATATCGGTAAAAGGTTGGATCAAGGATTAGGCGTTTAGTATGGGTAAATGGGGTAGGTCCGGACAAGGAAAGTCAATTGTTAAAGATATATCTGATCGCGGTTTTGTTAGGGTAGGGGACATTTACTTCCCACCAGGTTCAAAGGAGGCTATATCTTCATTGTCGAAAAAGAAATCGGGATCCAAAATAGTTCGCACTGGTTGGATTGATGATACTCGAAATATAAGAAACAAGGAAAAATATAATGATCCGTTTATAAATTTGATCAAAACAGAACTATCAATCGAACTTTGGCCGGAATTCTTTTTTTCAGTTGATCGTCTTTATCGTTTCGATTACGCAATTCCAGAGCTTAAAATAGGGATTGAGGTAAATGGTGGTGTATGGGCCCAAGGAAATAGCGGCCATAGTTCCGGAAAAGGAATAATGCGAGACTATGAGAAATCGAATCTTGCACAATCACTCGGGTGGAAAGTATTGACAGTTGTTCCTTCTCAAATAAAGAATTATGAAGCTTTGGAGCTCCTTAAAAAAATAATTTGATTATCCATTTGGATAATATGTTATAAATTTATATGTTTGTGCCGTACAAAACGTGTTTCGCTGTTCTTTGAAGTTTTTATTTATATTTGAGTTTTTAGCTTAAATATAAATTTTTTATGAAAAAGTATTTTTTTATTGGTTTTGTTTTAGTGTCATTATTTTCAAGTTGCAGAAATAATAACACTTCAACTGATAATGTTACTGTAAATAATACTTCTCCAATTAATATGGAAGATAGTATAAAAACATCCTTCCCGTTAGAAGATGCTAAAGTTGTTTACGATAAAGTAAATTTTGGTGTCACAGAAAAGGAATACAATAAACTGATGCGTAATTCTTACAATAGATATAAAATAGGGGATTATGAATATAGTTTTAGTCCAACTTTCGATGACAATGGTAAATTATATTTGTTAGAAATATCTTCTTTTTACGAAAATGCCAGTAAAATTGAAACTGAACTAAATGATTCTAAAAACAATTTAATAAAGGTTATATCTCAGAAGTACAAAGAACCAACAGAGAATTACGGAGTTCCTGATTTTTTTAGCTTCAAACCCGGTTATATTCAATGGCAATGTAAATGGAGTATTCATACGAAAACTATTTTAATTGGTACATCAGAAGAAAACAATGGATCCAGATATAAAACTGTAATGTGGATTTATGATAAACCTGTAAAAGACAGTATTGACAACGAAAGGGAGACAAAATCAACAAAAACTAGAATAAATGATTCAGATAAATTTTGATATATCATAAATATTTAGCATTTTTGAAATGCTAAACACAACAAAGCGCGTAAGAAGCTTTCAAAATAAACTTACAAAAAGACATAGATAGGCACTAGGTGTTTTAATTTATACAGGTAAACCCTGTTCGTGTGGTTACAATTCTAAGTAGTTTCTACTTGCTTTGTTGTGTTTAGCGACCCATACGGCAGGGCTTTTTTGTTGCCGAAAAAGTTGTATAAAATGCTAAACACAACAACACCCAATCAAACGGATAACCTAATATCCGTCAAATTATCTCCAGAGGAGATAGACCGGTTAGAGAACCTACTCTTCCAAATTAATTATTTCAATGACTGCATGGAAGCAGATCGAAGTAATGCTGTTATCACGGCCCTTGTCGACTTCAACGACGGGGAAGGCAATGCGGAGGTTCTATCTGAAGGAATGCAGCTTATCTACCGTTTAGGTATTAATTCATCATTTATTAAAAATCTAGCTGAGAAAATCAAGGAAGGAGCGAACCATGGTATCTAAGAAAATGGCTATTGAAGCTCTTTGTGAGATTGAGGAGCTTCTTATCGGACTATTCGATAGATTCTTCGACCTGGAGGACTACCTAACTACTGAAAGTTTTAATAGTGAAATTATGGATATGCTTATCGAACTCAAGTTTCTTATGGCAGATCTGGGACATCCATTGACAGCAATTAATTTAAAAAAGTCTAAAGCAGCATAGTTTATGGCACATATTGAAAATGAAGGTAGGATCAACCAGGTTGAGTCTGCCCGGGAAGAGGTATGCCAAATTTTGGAAAATGTTTCCCATATAAACGAGGCTTATGGAATGTCGGTTGAGAATCTTTTGAACCTTCTCGCTCGGCAAATGAAAGCTATGAGCACTGCAGCGGAAGCTATTAAGGATGAAGAGGATTTAGAACATATGGACAACCTAATTGGTGAATCGACTACTCTTATTGATCTACTGAAAGAAAAGGCAGGGTGGAATACATTTTATCAGATCGGGAACGCGATAAATACAGCTAAGAAATATATTGGGTAATTAATTGGAATATTATCCGTTTGGATAAGTTGTGTAAAAATTATACATTTGGATAAGTTAATAAAAAAAACAGGCTGTTCCATCCCAAGGTGCAAGCCTGTTTAATCAAAAACAACATGATATGACAAATATAATAAAAATCATTGATAACAATGGCACTTCCATTGTTTCTGCTCGTGAACTCTATGAATTTTTAGAAGTAAATTCTAATTTCACTACATGGTGTAAAAGAATGTTTGAATATGGGTTTGAGGAAGGTAAAGACTTTATTCCAATTTTGGAAGAAAGTACAGGTGGCAGGCCATCAGTTAATTACGCTCTAACAATAGATACAGCAAAGGAAATATCTATGTTGCAACGTTCTGAAAAAGGTAAACAAGCTCGTCAATATTTCATTGATTGCGAGAAAATGTTAAGGTCCAATACTCAGGTGCCCATGACAAAGGAGCAGCTATACATGCAAACATTTCAAATGTTGTCTGAAGATGTAAAAGCTTTAGAGATGAAAAACCAGGAATTGGAATGTATAGTTTTGGCTCAGGATAAAAAGCTTGAATCTAAATCTGCGAAAGAAGATTTTACAGATCATATTACGAGCGAGGAAGAGTTTTCGCTCACGGTTACTTCAATAGGTAGCCGTTTGAATATTAATGGCAAAAAACTTAATAAGATTCTTCTTGAAAAGCATGTGATTAGGAGTTTAGATGACGATTATTGTTTGACAACTAAATACCTAGGGAAAGGTTATGCTAAGCGTATTCTTATAAAATGTCATGATGGACAATTTCGTGAAAAGCTAAGATGGTCACGGTTTGGAGAGGCATTTATTGTCGATCTTATCAAAGGATTGGATCGGTCGAAATACAAGATCCAACATATTCCGATAAGCCAAAATTCTTCAATTATTCATTAAAAAAAATCCCCCAAACATCACACGATGCTGGGGGGATGAAAAAATACCCGCAACAGTTATCAACATGACATTGCCTGAAAAATCACTTCAGCCTATTTTAATAGTGTTTTTTTAACTACAGTGATTATGATTAAGTCGTGTTCAATAGTCTTAATTTATTGTTTAAGTATATTTTAAATTATTTTTTGATAATTTATTAAAAATTCTGATCTTGCAGACCACAATAAAGTAGCAACATGGAAAAATTTGAAATTACCATCGAAAAAAATGCCGATGGTAATAAAGCAGATATGAAAAACCTGTCTCTTGACGAGCTAAAAGCGTTGGGGGTAATGCTTAATTCCATGAGCACTATACTTGAAAATGAAGGTGCCAAAGATGCAAAAATCGCAATTGAAGAAGGCTCAATAAAATTAGTTCTTCCATTGGTGACCGCAGCGACGATGATCGGGAACTTCAACACTGTAATAGAAAATAAATCAGATAATGCGCCATTGGTAGAAAGCTATCGAGAACTTAAAAATCTATTTCATAACAGTGAGTTAGAATTTGATATTAGGGTAGTAAACAATACTGGCAAAACTGTACATCTTTTAGATGAATTATTAGCAGCAAAAAGTATCCGTACTAAAAATATTAAAAGAGATAAAGATGTTTCCCTCATTTTTATCACCGGTATGATTAGAGATATTGGCGGTCTCAGCCCTAATTTCCATGTGTTTGATAAAAATAACAAAAAATATAAAATCACTTGCACAAAGGAGGAAGCTGTATTTTTTAGAAATTATTTATATGACAATATATTTATTTCAGCTTGGATGACTAAAAAACCTGGCTATTCAGTGTCTTATAGATTTAATGATAAATACACTAATGTACAGGATTTTGATGTTCATTCAAAAATAAATTCAAGTGCGTATAAGTTAGCTACTCTCGACAGCTTGGAACTTATTGATGATACTTTAACTAGTTATTTTAAGAAAAAAGATTTTTTATCAGCAAGGAAGATGATAAAGCTATTTAACGATTACTCAGTAAATAATTCAATATTAAAAACGATTTTGATTAACACAAAATCTTTTAAAAATAATAATGAAATATCTGATATCCGTGAAAATATTGTTAAAATTTTGGAAAAGAAGAAAGGCTCTAAGTTAGTTTAGAAGATTTATTTTATGAACAGCGATTACCCAAATTACAAAAACGTATCAAAAACTAACGATCAGAATATAAATCTTTCTGAAAACTTTGTTTCCGCAGCAATTCAATATGACAAAAATGATAAGCCATGTCATGCTGGCATTGCAATTTGTTTTGAAGGTGAGATCAATATTTTTCATTACAATGGATTCAAAATATTACTTGAGAAAGCCAATAAAGATAATTGGTATGTTCAGAATAAATTCACATTTTTTGATGATGAAGACGCAGCTTCTTTTCTTCGGCATTGTCGTAAAATATTAAAAAACTACGATGAAAAAAAAGGTATTTCACCTAATTATGGTTTCTATTATAATGGCGCTTACTTTGAAGATGGAAAATATTTTTCTGATATTTCAGACTTTCAATATATGACCTGCGTTGGCTTTTGCCTAGCGGTTATAACTGGAGCCATCGAGGCAGAACAATTCTTTAATCATGAAGAATGGAATGATGCAGATCATTTAAAGAGAGATTGGTTTGAGAATTACATGGAGAGTTATTTAGAAGGCGAAGATACCGAAACAATTGAAAAGATAAAAAAACACGTTCGACGTATACCGCCAATAGATTATTTTACATCATCTTTTTGTACGACAATTCCAATTAAATATACTGATGTTAAGGTGATTAGAGATGAAATACATCATTATGTTAAGGATAATTTCATTAAATCAGTATGAGTTTTTAATTGAATGAATTGACAGCCAGCCAAGTCTAAATTCCTAAATTAGCATAAGGAAAAATTAGACACTGTCTCATAACTTAATCTCTAGGTCATGACCCGTAATTCCGAAGAATAAGTTTTGCAGTTGATGAAGATATTTAATACTATTCTCGTTTGTTCTAGTCCAATCTAGCCTTTTAACAAAAAGACCATATCCTATAACTTCTCTTTTTGGGTAGTCAGGAGCCAACTTCCACAATCCTCTTATATATTCTCCATCTTTGTATTTAAATCCATAGCGGGACAAGGTCTTTACGGTCAAGGGTATAGGTGCTAAGGTTTCTATCCAACGGCTAATAGATCCTTTGAAATCATCATAATGTAAAGTTGCTGTCCCAACAAAAAGTTGCCCATTATGATTGTACTCCTTATCGGAGTTTATGCCAACAATTTTCCCCGTGTCTCCATTCTGATCACGAAGATAGTTTCCTATTCTAAGTTCACTTGCTTTCATATTATTCATTTAAAGCTATATCCAGATTATCTTTCATTTGTTGACGCTCAGCTGGAGAATATGCATCAATTATTAATTCTTGTCCAGTTATCACGTGGTAAAAGTTCTGCAATTGGTGAAGGTATTTTAATGAGGTAAGTTTTGAGCCACTTCCTATTTTCACCAAATAATAACCACATTCTGAAAAAGGTTTTGAAATGAAAATTTCTCCTAATTCTGGGCGAAAATATCCATCCTGTGTGGCAACAAACATGCATCTTTCTATTAGGTCATCAGTTAAATTTATTCCTTTTACCCTTGGATCATCTAAAGGAAGATAGGGATTCCAAGTTTTACCATTTATCGTAAAGCTAAAACTGTCTGCGTTTAAAGTGCCAATAGCGATTTTATGGCCATGCACTGAAATGTAGTTTCCAATTCGTAATCCTTGATCTTTCATATAATTGATTTAATAATACTTCTATTCCATTTCCACAACCTTGGCAGCACTGATTAAAAAAAACCGTGAGGTGTTTGGGAGACAACCCCACGGCTAACCAATTATAAACCTAAATTATGAAAAGTGCTAAACAAAGCCTGTCTTTCCAGGCTGCCATATCATTCAAGCAGATAATACTGATGGTTCCTCCGACGATATGCTTCTACCAACAAGTATGCATACCACCCAATGGTTGCGGAGAAGACTGGATTCGAACCAGTGTCGCCACGGGTTATTGATTTTTCAATCCTAGTACCAATGGTGTCCTTACCGCTAGACGACTTCTCCTATTTCCAACGATTCAGTTTCACAACGGTAAGTTGAACACGCAATCTCTAGGATTTGCAGAAATGGAGTTGAGGTGACAGGATTCGAACCTGTAAAGGCAAGGCTACCTCGAAATAGCTTTCAATAGTTGCTAACCATCATTGCCAACAGCTACCTGCTGCCTCTACCGTTCCGCCACACCTCAATTTTATAGCAAGGGTAGGATTGGCTACCTACATAGAACTACTATTCCGCCTACTGCTTGTAATTCTGTCTTTACGGGTTGTTGTAGTCCTGCTTCCTCCCGATTTACAACGTCTAATTCCGCCACCTTGCTATATTTTTTTTTAAAGAACTACCTTTTGTATACGACAAACTTATAAACATATAATGATATATCCAAATGGATAACAAAATATTTTGCAAATAGTTGCTTTGCATTGTTCTGTAATTTATTAAGATTCCACCTCGAGGTACCTTTGAAGCTGTATGGCAAACGTGAAATTTAGATTTACCGGTGATGATTCGGAATTGCGGAAAAAGCTTGCTGGTTTAGCAAAGCTTCAGGCCGAAATGTCTGATAAGTTCGAGAAGAACTTGAAAAAGACCTTAGCTGGCGCTTCTTCCAATTCCCTAAAAGGAATATCTGACGAGGCCAAAAAGTCTACTGCTGCCGTTAAGCAATTGTCCGATGAGCAAAAGAATTTAAAAGCTGCCCAGCTTGAAAATATTGAATCTTTAAGAAGATTGAGGGAAGAAAGATCGAAGGAAATTTCTGACTTAAATATTCTTAAGCAGCTTGAACAAGACGCAAAGACTGTTTTGGCTGAAAAGAAAGCTGCGACCGAGGGTCTTACCCAAACTGAAAAGGAGCTAAACATTCAGTACAAGCAGGGGCAAATTGAACTCCAGGCTTATAACAAAGAACTTAAAGAGCAAGCAGAGGCGCGCCGTAAAGTTAATGCTGAGGAACGTGCTGCTGAGAAAGTTCTTAGGGATGCTGAGCGGGCTAGAAAGGATGCCGAACGTGAAGCAGAAAAGGCTGCTAAAGCCGCAGAGAAGAGACGTAAGCAGCTTGAGAAGGAAAATAGCGAGTATTATAAACTAAATACTGCTCTAGGCAAAGTTCGCAAAGAAGCACGTGATGTCCTAGCTGAAATGTTTCGTTTGGAACAGGCGGGGCATAAAACAAGCCTTGGTTATGAAATGCTTCGCAAAAGATCGGAAGAGCTTGTAGAGCAGACAAATATCCTTGATGCTGGAATCAAGAAAATTGATGCTCAGTTAGGCATACATTTCCGAAATGTCGGTAATTACCAGGACGCTTTGGAGAACCTTAGCCCGGCAATAGCAAATATTAATCAAAAGCTATCCATGTTTGGTACTTCTTTAGAGGAACTGTCACAAGCAGGTGGTTTAAAAGCTTTCGGTGCCTCTTTAGTAAATATCTGTACTTCAATTGGAAAATTCCTTATTTCCCCTGTTGGTATTGCTGTAGTTGTTTTGACATCACTATTTATGCTATTCTCCAAGAATAAGCAAACAGTAATTGATTTCAATGATGGACTTTTAAATGTGAGCAAAACCACGGGGCTCACCGGGTCGGCTCTGCAGTCATTTTCTGATGATATCATTAGTCTTTCTCGTTCCCTTAAAACCGTTTCTACAGATAAACTCCTGGAGTATGCGTCCGTTGCCGGGCAATTAGGTGTTAAAGGGTCGCAAAATATCCTAGCATTCAGTGAAGCTTTGGCCAAACTTGAAACTGCTTCAGATATATCAGGAGAAGAAGGAGCTTCTCAAATTGCTCGTCTTCTGCAATTGGTAGATGGTGGAGTAGGAAACATCAAGGCCTTTGGCGATGAAATAGTACAATTAGGAAATAATTTTCCTGCTACCGAATCGGAGATTCTTGCAAATGCTACCCGTATTGCGCAATCTACTGGCATTTACAAGCTTGGTCGCCAAGAAATATTAGCATATGCTACGGCCACCAAGTCAGTTGGTGTTGAGGCCGAATTAGTTGGTTCAACATTGGGCAGAACTTTGGGTACTCTAGAGAAAGCAATTCGTAGTGGAAAAGGCGTGGACGAAGTTTTGAGATTGGTTGGGGGTACTCAAGCTGAATTAGGTAATCGCTTTAGAGAGGATGCTTCTGGCGTATTAATGGATTTCATTGGCGGTTTAAATAGAACAAGCACTACCGCATCAGATTTTAATAAAAGTCTTGAAGCGGTAGGAATTACTGCTCAGAGAGATCGAGATGTTATCGGTTCCTTAGCGTCAAAAGGATATGCAACGCTTGCTGATGCAATGGACCAGGTTAAGGATGCTACCGGTTCAATGGATGCCGAATTTGGTACTGCATCTGAGAAGTTAATTAATCAATCGGAACGTATCAGCATCGCATGGAATAACTTCGTTCTTGGAATTGAAAATGGTCAAGGAAGTATTGGAAAAGCAAGTGTTGCTGTTATAAGCTTCGTAGCTGATACAATTGATGCTATGTCAGGGAATGTTGCTGAATCCGATAAGTTACTAGATAGCTATCGTAAACTAGAGAGCCAAACTTCCAGTACCGAAAAATCTGTAAGGCCTTTATTGAGCAGGTACGATGAACTCAAATCCAAAACTACCCTAAATAAAGATGAGCATACTGAGCTGAGAGAAATTATTAAGAGAGTTTCTGAGCTTATCCCATCTGCAGTGACTGAATTCGATAAGTATGGTCAAGCAATCGATATCAATAAAAAGAAGATAACGCAATTTAATGATGCTCAGAAGCAGCTTGTCAAAGATATGAACATCACAGCCCGGAAAACTTTAAATGTGGAGTTGGACGAGCTGAAACGGCAAAGAGATCAAATTACATCAGTCCAAAATAATAGCTTGAATAATGAAAAAGGTACTTCTTTCATCTCTAGATTAGCCCGTATTGGCCTAAGTGATGAAAAACGTTTACAAGGGATTCAGGATAGAACCCAAAAAATAGCGGTTCTAACTGATAAAATTAAGAACAATCTACAGAAGCAACGTGATCTTGGAGGGACTTTGAGCCCTCAAGATAATGCGTTCATGAAGCAATTTGATCCTGCTAGCGCTTCTACTTCAACTAATTCAAATAAACAAGACGAAGTTGTAAAGAAAAACAAAGAATATTGGGAGAAGATCGTTAGTGAAACTCAGGAAGCAATAGATGCATTAGAAGTATCTCAAAAAGGATCTGATATTTGGAATTCGCTGTCTAAGAAACTTGCTGAAGCTCAAAAGAATGTGGACAAGTATTCATTGAGCAAAGATGAGTCTGCTGCCAAATCAGCTGGAAGGGTGGCTGAAGAAACTAGAAAAGCAACTGAGCGCCAGCGCTCTCTTCAACTTGATATTGATAAAATTAATGAGACCGCATCGAGGAATCAAATTACTCGTAATGAATCAGAAGTTGAATCTATTAAAGATAAGTATCGAAAAATTCGTGAGGAGGTTGATAAATTTTATCGGGATCCTAAGAACAAGGGATTAAGAGTTAACACATCTGGACTCGTTGCTAGTGAGAATTTTGAAATAAGCGAAGCAGAAATTAGACAGAGTACGAAGGCAACGGAAACTCAGTTTGATGCTCAGAAAAAATTATTGGATGAATATAACTCATATGCTGAACAAACTTCTAAAACTGCAGCAGATGAAAGATTTGCTAATGAGCTCGATATTTTCAAGGATTACGAAAAAAATGTAAATGATACTTATGATAGGTTGGTGACCAAAAAAAAGACAGCAGACCTATCACAATATGTAAGCACAATAAAGTTCACTCAAGCTGAGGAGGAGGCGTTGAAAAAACTAAGTATCCGTAAGCAAGAAATAGCAGATAAAAGGAGGCAATACGAAAGCAAGGAGCTTATAGAAGCTTTAAAACTATCTGAAACATATTCTGATAAAATTTTAAAGGTTCAGGAAAAATACGAAAAAGCAAAGTCTGCTTTGGGAGAGAAAGTTACTAATGAACGTAAAGCCCAGCTTGATAAAGTTTTGAGAGATGAGATAAGCGCAATACTTGTTGCGCAGTACGAGCAAGAGGCAAATACAGAGAAGATGTACCGCCGTATATCTTTCTTGAGCAAAAAAGCTTCTTTGGATGCTATTGCCGATGCTAGAAAAATTTTGATAGAGCAGCGAAATAACGGCATGTCTGATAAGGATTTTGAAAATGAATCTTTCAAATTGGATGATGCAGAATATCAAATAAATCTTGATAAATCCTGGATAGCTTCCACGGGTGCTTTAAAAAAGTATCGTGAGCAAGTTCGTTTATATGGCAAAGATTCTGACGAAGCTAAAAAAGCTCAAAAGGAATATTTCATTGCTCTAGCTGATGATATAGCAAAAGCACAAGCTATTATATCGTCTTTAGAACAGGGGCTTCAGACCCTAGGTATAAGCGGCTTTGAAGAAGTTTTTAGAAATGTGTCAGGTATTCTTGATGGCGCAAAAGATATAGCTTCCGGTAATCCTATTGGGATAATAACAGGAAGCATTAAACTTCTTTCAAATGCAATAAACTTATTCAACACAAAGGATAAAAAGCTCCAAAAGCAGATTGATGCTTACAAGGACCAATTGGATAGCCTTGGGAAAGCGTATGACAGGTTACAAGGAAAACTAAGCAATTCCGACACTAATTACTACGATAATCAAAATTTGGTATTAAAAAACCTTGATGAGCAGGAAAAAGCTGTCAGGGCAATGATGAAAGCCGAGGATGACAAGAAAAAAACCGATAAGGATAAAATGAAAGCTTATCGTGACCAACTTGATGAAATTGATAAACGCCGCGAAGATGTAGAGAAAGCCGTCCGCCAAATGCGATTACAGACTGATATCAATAGCCTATCCCAGTCTATCGCAGACGCTTTGTTGTCCGCCTTTGAAGCAGGTGAGGACGGCATTGAATCAATGGATAAAGCGTTTGATAAATTTATCAAGAATGCTTTGGTAAATAGTCTCAGATTGAAGTTTATTAACCCTATCGTGGAAGATATGGTAAATAAGCTTGATCAATATATGGCTAAAAACGACAATAGTCCTGTCGGATTCAATTTCGACGATTGGCGCAATAAACTAAATGGGGTTGGTAAGACTTTCAATGAGGCTATGGAAAGTGCTTTCGCTGGCTTAGGTCTAGAAAAAGACGGAACATCTTCCAACAGTGGTAGCCTAAAAAATGACATACAAGGTATGACAGAACAACAGGCAGGCCGTTTAGAAGCAGAATTTGGAGGCCTTAGAATAGCGCAGTTGCAACTTTTGGAGACAACAAAATCAAATCATACTCAAATGTATATGATTGCACAGGATAAATTATCTCAGCTTATAGCTATTCAACAAAATACCTATAGAACAGCTAATAACACGGATCGCCTAGCCAATATCGAAAATGCAATAGTAAGTCTTAACAATAAAGTGTCCAGCTCGGATGCTGCTAGAAGGGGGGCAGGGTTATAATGAATTATCAAGAAATATATAATCTTATAAAAAAGCATAACGGGTGCGGATGGGGGCTTAGTATGGTTGCGACGGCCAATGGAGTAGAGGAATTGGTGCGAATCCTCAAATCCCCAAAAGGAGTTGAGTTCGCAATGGATAACGATTTCCTTCCTTTGAATGTAATGCAAAAATACCGTAAAGAATTGGAATCGGAGGATATATTTTTCGACGGAGTTCATACTATAGTCAATCCACGATTTATCATGGTACTTGGCGGCCAAGTGAACGTTGAAGTGAATGGATATGAAGTTAGTCAAATCTATGCGAAACGTGGTACTGTGAAACTAACCGCTATAGAAAACGCATTTGTTACTGTGGAAATAAAAGAAGGACAGTTAATAAAAGAAGTCTTTGGAAATGCTAAAGTAAGGGAGTTTCAAAAATGAGTACATACAGATTTAACGGAGTAGATCCTGAAACAGCCTACGGGCTAATAATAGAGCGTGGGATAGATAGCCAAATATTGACTATTCCCGAGTTAAAAGACAATGGTCTTTCAATAGACTGGGCAGAAGAAAACGGCACGGAGCGATACCATGGATTGAGGAAATTCAAGTCGAAGTCGTACAACATTACAGGGGTTATCATCGCAAGTTCGCCTACGGATCTACAGACAAAGTTTAATGCTCTCGCAACTTTTTTTATAACTACTGGAGAATTCAATTTTGATGATACCGGTAAATCCAGGAGATGGAAGGTATTCTACAATAAAATGACTTCTCAAGAAAAGTTAAATAGTCGCGCCATACGTGTGACATTTGAATTAATAGACGATTATCCAGTAGACATTTTTACAATCTAAGCATGTATCAGATCAAGAGGGGAAATACAGTTATATGGAGCGGTAAAGCTCAGGGGAAACAATCTAAAGTTATCATGCAGGAGGATCGCGTTGAGATAACTATCAAAAGCCCAATTCCTATTGTTTTCAAAAAAGGAGATACAATCATAGTATACGGGGAAACCTATAAGCTTAACCGGCCAGAAAATATAGGGAAAACAAATACTGAGATTGGCTACACCTACACGATAGAGTTCGAAGCACTCTATTATGACCTTGGTAAATGGATTCTCAATACGCTTGATAAAAACAATAATCTAACGGAACCCGATGTTTATATCATGGGGGAGGCTAGCGTGATACTTGGGTTGTTGATACAGAATGCAAACCGGGCCGGTAGTGGGTGGACATTGGGACAGGTAGACCGCACAGAAACAATCCAATGGGCATACAATGGAGCTAAATTGCTCACTGTACTTCAAGATGTTGCAGATCAGACTAACCTTGAATTTTGGTGTGTAGGTAAGCAGATTAATCTGACAAGAAAACAGATTCAAACTGGAATTACTTTTCAGTACGGAAAAGGCAAGGGATTGTATGAGTTGCGTCGCGATCGTAAAGATAATCCTGTGGTAACTCACATGAAGGTTCAAGGAGGCACACAGAACATCCCCAATGGATACGGCTTTCGTCAGATACAGCCAACGGGCGGCAACCCGATGGTCAACCCTAATTATGTTGCCGGTATGGAGGTTGTTGAGGATGTTCTTACTTTCGAAAATGTCTATCCACGTTTAGAGGCTAAGGTTACATCCGTACAGGCTAATAATATAATCCGCTCCAACGATATTGACTTTAATCTGAATGATTACCTGCTTAACGATGGCTCCAGTGCGCAAATAGCATTTACTTCGGGATTGCTAAATAGCTTTAAGTTCACGATATCCGAAGATGGTTTTGACAATGCGACCAAGCAGGTGAAGTTCAATCAGATCACGGATGAAAATGCTTATCCGGATGGTGTACCTAATGCTATGCTAAAACCCGCAGTCGGGGATAGCTTTGTATTCCTCAACATCAATATGCCTCAGAGCTATGTAACAGCAGCTGAAAACCGTGTGAAAGAACTGGGCGATCAATATTTTGAAGAAGAAGGCACAGAACAATATACATGGTCGGGTAAGATTACGCCAAAATTTATACTGGAGAACAACATCGAGTTGACCCTTGGCGGAATCGTTAACTTAAATGCGAGTGACATTGGTTTTTCAGGTCCAATTCGAATCGCATCATACACACGTGATCTGGAGGAGGAATATCTCTACGATTTCACCTTGTCAAATGTCGTAACTATAAACTATCTGGTACGGTTACGCAATCAATCTGACAGGCTTGCTAATGCTGTGAGCAAGGGGCTTAGCTCCGACGGACTGAGCAATAAATCTACTTACGCTGAAAGTGCAGGATTTGCAACATTAGCAGGGCACGCCAATACGGCAACAAATGCGGCAACATCCAACTTTGCTAACCAGGCACAGAACGCTGCAAATGCTGATCGAGCGATTATTGCTAATAGATCTACCTTTTCAGATCAGGCAGATAAAGCAGCATTGTCCGACCGAGCCCTTAAAGCAGATCATGCAGACAAGGCAACTTTAGCAGATAAGGCCACACTTGCAGATTATGCTTTGGATGCTGATCACGCAAAAGAAGCAGATCATTCGAAATTGGCTGACCGTGCGAGCATTGCTGATTATGCGTACGATTCTGATAAATGGGATGGAAAACATTTTGCGGACTACCTTGACCAACCTGTGCGTATCAATGACGATGTCCGTCACCAATCTATATCAACCCCTGCCTTTGTTTCAGGAGCCACTGGCTCGGGATGGAAGCTTTTTGCAGATGGAAGCGCAGAAGTGGATAGTTTAACCGTGCGAAAATCTTTGAATGTTGTTCAGCTCGTTGTCCGAGAGATAACTGGCACGGGGGGAAGCTTCGCGGTGACCAATGTTGCAAAGATAGCCCGTGTATATGAAAGAGAAGACCACTATTCATGCCATATCAATACTGACGGTGATACGCTCTTTGTTCCTTTCAATGCAGGCGATATCGTTCGTTGCCAGGTCTGGGATGGCAAGGGAATAAAATATTATGTAGGTCGCATTCGTGGAGTGTCTCAAGCTATATTTGACATCCAAAAACCGCTTCTAGCAGGTTCAGGTATTCCTTCAGCAGGTGACAACGTTTTTCAATTCGGGTCATCTGTTCCTGATCGTCAGGGATTGATATACATGACCAACTCCGATAGTGGCGCACCTTACCTGGATGTATTGGATGGTATAGATTCGCCGAGTTTGGAGGGCAAGACTAAGGTTCGATTAGGAAAACTCAATGGAATAACGGACAGTGTTTTTGGACCTTTGTCAGGGTATGGGCTTTATAGTCAGAATGCTTATTTACGGGGAGCATTTTGGGTAACGGGAGGCAATGCAGAAACGCAGCAGGGTGCACAGAGCAAAGCTGCTGCGGCGTACAATGACGCTGTTGTTGTGGCTGGTCAGGACGCTACTGCAAAAGCTAATGCAGCTAAAGACTTTGCAGCAGCTCAGGACAACCTTGCAAAGGTCGAAACCAAAGCTTATGCCGATGGTATCGTTGATGCTGAGGAGACACGGGCAATAGCAGATGCGCAGGCAAAACTTTCAGAAGCAAAAAACCACGCCGATGCACAGGCGGCACAGGCGCAGGCGAATGCTATAGCCTCTGCAAGTCAGGATGCTACGGCAAAAGCTAATGCAGTAAAAAACGAAGCAATTTCCTCTGCAAATCAATTTACGCAAAATGCTGTTGGCGCGATTAAGGTTGGTGGTAGGAATTTAGTTTTAAACAGTAAGGTAAATATCAATACAACAGGTTATCAGATACTCTATGCAAAATTAAGTGAAGATTGGATCGTAGGTGAAACTTATACAGTTCAATTGAAGACTAACACTCAAAATCTACATGTATATCAGGACGCAGGAAACATTTCCCATACGCCAATAAGCTACAATAACGGGATATTACTCTACCAATTTAAAGCAGCTGCACCATTTCAAACGCAATTAAAACAAGACATACTTACAATATACAGAATACCCCGCGCTGATGGCGAGCAAACAATTGTAGAGTGGATTAAACTGGAGAAAGGAAATAAAGCTACTGATTGGACACCTGCACCTGAAGATATTGCCGATGCGCTAGACGTTTTCAAAACAGAAACGTCACAGTCATTTTCCGTGATGAATGGCAAGATTGAGGGAAAAGTTAGTCAGACCGATTTTAACGCTCTTGGTCAAACAGTCAGCCAGCAAGGAACTTTAATTTCGCAAAATGCTTCTTCGATAGAGTTACGGGCAACAAAACAGGAATTTTCGGAACTAAATAATACTGTTGGAGGTCTTTCAGGGCGTGTCAGTAGTGCAGAAACAGCTATACAGCAGAATAGTAATGCTATATCCTTACGTGCGGTCAAAAGTGACGTAGACACACAGATCAATACGGTTAACGGTCGTGTTGATAACACGGTAAGCCGCTTGGACTCAGCCGAATTAAAGATTACACCTGATGCTATTAATTCAACTGTAAGAGGTCAAACTGAAAGTATTGTTAAAAATGCTGTTGACAAAATAAATATTGGTGGTAGAAATCTAATTGTAGATAGCAAGTCGGAAAGAAGTGCTACCAATTCATCAAGCAATGAAAATTATGTACCATACTACTATATTTCTGTTGAACTGGATAAAGAAACGGAATATACCTTTTCCTGTGAAATGTGGATGACATCAAATGTTGAGTCTGCTGATATGTTCTATATTAACGATTATGGAGAACACCGAGCAGAAAGTAACATTAAATTTCCATTGCTTGCGTGGTATAGACATTATTTTACTTTTACAACAGGTACGGCACCTCAAACAGGTTATCTCAGATTTGACAACAATGGCAGTATTGATGGTCAACCTGCTACTATAAAAGTCCGTAATATCAAACTGGAGAAAGGTAACAAAGCTACTGATTGGACACCTGCACCTGAAGATGTGCAAGGTCAGATTGATGGTGTTGTCACTAGGGTTACTAATGCCGAAACATCAATTACTCAAACCAAGGATGAAATTGCATTACGTGCAACTAAGACAGAAGTAACCACACAGGTTAATCAAGTGGCGAGTAATGCCAGCAACGATGCTACCGCAAAAGCTAATAATGCACAAGCAAATGCGATAAGTACAGCCAGTCAGGATGCAACCTCAAAGGCTAATAATGCTCTTGTTACATCTAAAACATACACTGATAGTCAGATTGTCATAACAAATAATGCTATTTCCGTTAAGGCAGAAAAAAGTGTTGTTGATAGTATTAACAATAGATTATCAAGTGCCGAATTAAAGATTACCCCCGATGCTATACAATCTACCGTAAAGGGTCAGACTGAAAACATTGTCGGTAATGCTGTTAAAGATGTGGTAGAGATAAAAGATACTAGGAACTTTAATAATCCTCCATCTTGGTACTATGAAAATTATCCATTTAGAACTGTCAGGGAGTTTAAAAATAGAGAAGTGTTAGGGTTGCCTTTTAACGGCGAGTATTACGCACAATTAACCACTAATGTACCATGGAATGATATCAGTGGTGGATACGTAGTTCAAGAGGCTTTATATGTTGGTAAAACATATACTCGATATGGTAATGCTGATGTTGCTTCTTGGAGTCCTTGGGTTGAAAAAGAAAGCACTGACGGAGCACAGAATAAAGCTAACACAGCATATACCAATGCAGTAGGTTATACAAATACACAAATTTCTCAAACCAAGGATGAAATCAATCTTTCTGTTGACGGAAAAATAACAGGAATAAATAACACGATCGGAGGATTGTCAAATCGTATTAATTCTGCTGAATTAAAGCTTCAAGACGATTCCATAAGAGCCGTTGTAAGACAGCAGACTGAGAATATCGTCAATGATACCGTACTTGCCAATATGTGGGCCAGTGGGAAGCCTCTTAATCCTGATCCAACTTTTAAAGAGGGTATGAATGGACTAAAACTGTATAATAACAATGGTACTGGGGCTATAGTATTTGGAAGATTAAGTAAAAATGATCTTGCTGAAACATTACCCACAACATCAGGTTATGCAGTTTATTACCATCAGAATGGCGATAGGGCGACTTCACCTGGTTGGGGAGGTTTTTACTTTGAAACCCAAGCTAGAGCTAAGGCTAAATTTATCACTCGTTTAATTTTAGCTTTTGAAGAGGGGAGAAATATAAACTTTAATACAAATGCTTTCGGAGATAATGGTAGTCAGCGTTGGCTCACACCTACAGCTGGAAAAGGTATTGACAACTTTACCGAATATATCTCTTATGTAGAATGTGGTACTACTGGAACTTTCCAAACTACCAATTTCTTTTCTTTTTCAGGTGGTGATTCTGTTAGTGTACGAGTAGCTTTTGCAGGGGTATACGACATTACTGATGCTATCGATAACTACACGACAAAACAGGAGATAGCATCCTCATTTGAAATCACACCAGGGGGAATCTCGCTTGCAGGCAAGACCATAAGTTTGGTAGGAATGGTAACCTTTAGCTCTTTAGATGCAGATTCCCAGGGTAGAGTAAATACAGCGAATGATACTGCTTCGAACGCGCAAAGTATCGCTAACAACGCAAAAGGAACCGCAAATAGTGCTTTGAGTACAGCTCAGGGCGCCAACGGCACAGCTGAAACAGCACTTTCTACTGCGAATGGTGCAAAAAATATAGCTGATTCAGCAAACGGTATTGCTGCAGCTGCAAGCACTAAAGCTGATAACGCGAATACAACAGCATTAAATGCAAGTGATGTTGCCACAGCCGCAAGCCAGTCTTTAGCACAATTACAAAATTCTCTTAAAAGTTTGGCTTATGAGGATAAGGTAGAGTTGGCTAAGCTAGGTAATACCGTTGTCAATGGTGGGTATCTTAAAACAGACCTTTTAAATGTTAATGAAATATTCGCAAAGAATATCACTGCTTCGGGAAGTATTACGGCTACTGACTTAACGGTTACTGGTAACTCCAAAGTTGCAGGGTTCAAAATATCAGGGGATTCTTTATTTAATGATTCTTCTAGCGCAAGTCTGATCTTTAATCAGCTAGGAGGTTCAGGTTTCCTAACAATCGATGGTAACAGTTCAAGTCAATTGTCTATTAGAACAGATATTAACAATAGGACTGGAATTAGTGTACAAACATATGCTCCATCCGCAACAGGGTTATACATTATTAACAATGCTTCAGCAGGCACAGGCCACGCAATCAGATCGTATGGGTCTCACTCTTTTGTTCCTAGGGTTGATGAAAAATGGAATGCTCCAGGTGTTTTGGGGGTTTGGGATATTCAAGTAGCGTCAAATGGATCTATTTCAATCATTAAGGAATGGAAAATAGCCCCATTAAATGTGACTTTTGAGCGTCGTGTAGGTGGTTCTGGTTATTTCATAAGGGCAAGCCACAATTTATTGCATAGCGATTTTGTAGCACTATTTAATAACGTATCAACAGATGTATCTAGTACTGATGCCGATTACATTTATAGTGGTGGTGGTACTTGGAGGGGTATAGTAATGTTTATCGGCAGAAATATGATTTAAAATGAAGAAACAAGATATAAAAGTACTGAACCTCAAGGAGGTTTTCTACACAGATTTAGAAGGTAAAAAAATCACTATAAATTTTGATCAGAAGGATTTTGCAAATACTCTTTTCGCTAACGCTAATAGTATTGAAATGGATGAATTTGCAAGAGAATTGCACAAGAACGGCAAGGCGGAAGTGAGCGATATCGTAGAGTCTGAATTATTAACAATTCTTCCACAGATGTACAAGCATAGAGTAGTAGAAGCAATTAAAGAATCAATAAACAATTAATAAATGGCAACATCAACTAAAATTACGAGGGAGGTAGCAGCTACCGTAACTCAAGAGACCAGTAAAGCAGTATTCAATGGCTGGAATTTAAACTTCAATATTCAGAAATCAGGAACATTGATTAAATCAGCTAATGTGTATGGAAATAAAGATGGTGTCGCCGCTAATGTTACGGCCAGTCTTTCAGAAAATGGAGCAATTAATGTAGGTTTTTCCAATACTGACTACGATGCTACATTAGCCAATGCGCTTGCAGTTGAATTGAAGGCAATCAAGGATAGTGAAGCAGCTTAATTAAGCCCCTTCGGGGGCATTAATCTAAAAAGGGGATGAAGACAGGAAAAAAAGGAATCGATTTGATATTCGATTTTGAGACAGGTGGGAACCTTAAAAAATATCTAACTGCTTATTGGGATGGTACGGGGAAGGTTTGGACAATAGGTATTGGCAGCACTTATTACGAGGACGGAAGCTTGATTAAAAAAGGTGATGTCATTACCGAGGATCGGGCGCGAAAGCTATTTGCAAATATACTTCCTAGATATGAAAAGGAGTTAAACTATTGGTTGGATAAATACAATATTAAGGTGAATCAGAATCAATTTGATGCACTTATGAGTTTTGGGTACAATGTAGGGGTAGGTAATGAGAAAACCGCAAAGCTTCCTGCTCGCGGCCTAGCTGGATCGACACTATTCAAAAAAATGAAGATCAACCCGAACGATCCGACAATCAGGGATGAGTTCCCAAAATGGAATAAGTCGGGGGGGCAGGTACTAAAAGGGTTGACCAGGAGAAGGATAGCAGAAGCTAACTTATATTTTGAGAAATAATGGCAGAGGAAAGGAAAGGGCAGCAACAGCCGACATTTATGCAAATAGTACGGCATCCAGTGACTTATGCTCTATTTATTGTAGTATCAGTATTTTGGGCAGTATTTTACTTGATTATTGACGTCAATAAAGATTCCAGGGAAAGGGATCAAAAGCAGAATGACAAAATGATCGAAATACAGGATCGCTTATATAAGCAAATGCTTGAAGAAGTAAAGAATAGAGTAGAGCCGGCTGTCGAAAAAGTAAATCAAGCAGCTACAAAAGTGGATAGTGCTGCCGTAAAAGTTGATAGTGTTGCTCAGCAGCAAAAAGTTAAAAAAGGAGGTAAGCGATGAAATGGTTCATTTTAATACTTATGGTTAGCGCTACCTATTCAGATGCGCGGCCTAAGGTTGAGATAAAGGCGAACATCGCTAAACCTCTTGAAGAACTTGTGCCTAAGCTGGATAGCTTAGCCGGAAAATTAACGGATCTATCAAACAAAATGCAATAGATATGAGGATATTTTTAATAACAGTAGTCTGCGTCCTGTTATCGGGATGCGGGCTATTCCGAAAGACGACTAAGATCAACAAGCAGTTGGACGCAGTAGCGGTTTCAAGTGATGTGAAAGTTTCGACAAAAACAACTTCAGGTAAAGTCGATAAGTCCAAAGAGACGTTGAATACCTCGTCGAGTAGTGACGATAAAGTGACGGTCTATCCAACACCAGGAACAGATGTAAAAATTGATCCTGATGGCTATGTTACATTTAAGGCAGACAGCATTGTATCATTTACCAAACGGAAGACTGATCAGGCTAGGCAAATATTGAATGATATTAAGGAAGATCTTCATCAAAATATTGCCGTTTCAGCAAAGAAAGATAGTGCGGATAAAAAGCAAATTGAAACTAAGGATATTGATAGAAAACCTAGTGTTACGGGTATATTTTCTAATTGGATAGGTTTGGCTGTTTGTTTTTTGATTTTAATATGTGGGATAATTTGGTTTTTAAGGAGGAAGTAATATTATGGTTTTACATTTAAATAAACTAATTTTGGGTCATGAAATTATAACCGATTTTATGAAAAAAAAGGAAAGTATTACCTCTGACTTCCCTAATGATCTAAGGGAAACATATAGATTGTTGTTAAGGCATCCTGAAATATGGGTGCCAGTTGTATTATTTTTATTAGGAGCCGGTGGTTATTTTGGAAATATTGTTGCAAAGCTTGAAACTAATGAATCTATAAGTAAAACTCAAGAAGAATTTAATGCCATTAGAACAGAGGAAAGGAAACGTTGTGACGAAGTAATGGATAATTACAAAGAATTGGTTGATAAACTAACCCAAAAAAATAATAAATATGAAAAATAGATTTTACGTAAATTTATTCGTTATTGTTGTTGGATTAGCACTTATTTTTTGGTTGACCAATACTGGAATAAATAAGTTTCAAGAACAAATAGAAAGAAGAGATACTTTAATTAGCTTGTATGCTAAACAACAGGATTCACTCCGAAAAAGTAACTCCGATTTAATTGAGTCCTTAAATAAATTATTTATGGGGGCAAATATAAAAAATGATGGTAGTTTCGATGTCAAGAAGTTTATTGACAATCATAACAATTTAGTAGATTCAATAAAGGACTTAAAGTGGCAATTAGATTTTATAAAGAAAAATTATGGTATTTATATAGTCCAAAAAGAAACGAATAATGATAAGTCGATTACAATAAAAGGTGGTGAAAAGATAGATTCTGCACTATTACTATTGCCTCGTTTTAGAGATCGATTGACTAAAGTAAATAATAATACTTGGACAGTTGATAAAGCTGGGAAAGAACTAAAATCAGTTGCTGAGCAGTATAATAAGGATATAAATGACTACAATAACTTGAACAAGAAATATAATGAATTGGCTATAAAGCACAACGCAGATATTAAAAAATACAGAGATTTATTGAGAAAAATAGCAGATAAAGGTCTGATTAAAATTGATACGCTGTCGGATGGATATGAATACCATTTTTAAAACAAAACAAGCAACTATTTGTTATTAAAATCCCCATTATAATAAAACATTTCATTTGTTAAGGTCGAGCCTGGTAACTCGGCCTTTTTTTATTTTATTCAAACCAAACGTTATTCGATATTGTATTATAGGTACTTTTCATATAGGTAGTAATTTAAAACCTTGAGATCCCTCCCAGACTCAAGGTTTTTTTATTTTTTTCAAACCAATCCGTTTTAGGATTTGTATATTTATTGAAGATCGTTCAAAATGTATTAGTTCAGTTTTAGTGATTATTTTATGGTCAGGTTTAAGGCCTGGTCATTTAGAGCCTAGGTTTAGAGACTAGGCTTTTTAAAAAGTATATTCCGATCTATATAGGATCTGTTTATAGCTTAGTTAGAGGGTAATCGAAAGATTGCCCTTTTTTTTAAATTAAAATGAACTATTTCTTTCAGAATAACGTTCATTAAGAGGTTAAGTTAGTTTGTTTTGGTAGTAATAAAGGTCGGGAGCTCATGTCTTCGGCCTTTTTTTATAAAAAATTATAAAACGAAAGCAGTGAAACTTTGTTATATTCATAGTTTTTCAAAGTAGTTTAAACATTTAACATTAGCCTTGAGTTTCCCCACTCAAGGCTTTTTTATTTTGTTGATAAATAAAAAATTTCTATATTAGTCTTAACCGCGAATCCGTCAAGTTCCAGGTTATCCAAAAGCCTTGAGCGCTCGCTTAAGGCTTTTCTTATTTGATTTTTAAAAAAAAGATAGCTAACTTTAGGAGAAGTTTAAGTTTAACACTGATTTGTTTTAGAAAGGCCAGGAATTGATATCCCCTTGGCCTTTTTTCTAATTACAGCGTAAAAAACCTGTGGCTCACCATCGACTTCAAAGTTATCGAATATCATCCTTTATCCACTTTAGTTCTCCGCGCTGGATCATGCCAATATACTTTTGGACGTGATCATCCGTCAATAGACTATTATCTTCAATATGATAATCGAATCTCTTTGTATACTTGTCGTAATCGATACTACCAACATAGGCATTATTTAGATAGATATGCCAAAGGTTATATTTCTTAGCGCGAACTTCGACAACTTGGCGTTTACCTTTATGATAGAATAGCTCGGGAACATCCGTATCAAATCTAATGATCAGCGCATCAATACAAGCTTCCTTTATATCGTCGGCAAGTTCACCATAAGCTAATTCCCAAACGCCCTGGGATTTCCTGAAAACATAAAAAGCAAGACCATTTTTGTTGTAAAGATGATAGTCTTTCATGCCCATTGTCTTATCGTGTATGCTCATTTGGACATACATAACACGATTTCGGCAGAAGATTTCAAGAGGTTTCATGGTGTAAAATTACTAACATTTTTAGTAAATTGTCAAGATTTATTTTAATTTTGAATTATGGAACTAAGCAAACAACCCCCTGAAGGATACGTAAATCATGTCAGAGAATCGGCTTTACTTGCCGCTCAAAATGTTGGAATTGAGACTGGTGCGAAGATCTTGGAAGAAGGATTAAAGCAATGGCCTGACGAACTTGAAGCCGCTATAAAATGGGTTGTGAAGGAGAGAAGAAAAAAGCTTAAATAGCGTCCTGAATGTCAGGGCGGTTGGTGTCTCCTTTGGCTCCAGTAACACGGAAAACTTTATGCGTTCCAAGTTCACCCTCGTATGGAATCATGAGTTGCTGCACGTCTTCTTTGGTATTAGCATTCAACCAAGCGTCACGGCGATCGGGAGGAATGATTAACGGCATACGCTTCTTATCGTTGTGGATTTCCTCTAATAGAGGGTTTGCAGCTGTGGTGATAACTGAAAAGGTCGGATATACGTTATTCGTTTCGTAGTCTTTAAAATTGCTGTAGACTACGCCCAATGTGAAGATTTCCTTACTTGGACTATAGATGTAATAATTCTCCGTGTCTTTTTGACCAGCGACTTTGTGTGGCTCATAAAAACCATTTACGTAGAGTAAGCCACGAGATTGAAGGATATAATTGCTGTACGACTTTTTCTCAAAAATAGACTCAGATTCGGCATTCAATGTGTTAGCATATTTGGCTGCATCATCTTCTGTCTTAACCCAAAATGGTATAAGCTTCCATCTTGCACCAACAATAGTGTCTTGGCTCTCGTTTAGTGTAACTGGTAAGTAGGGGCAAGTGAAACCGGTAACGTGATATATCTCGTTAGCTTCATAAATTACTTTCTTATCTGTTTTAACTCTCAAATCAGTAGAGCCTGGGGTTGACACGTGGTAACACATATTTGCTTATATTTGATTTAAAAGTACAAAGAAAAATGCGATTTGAAAAGGTTACGCATGAAGTGTTGCGCGATTTGAAGGATAAGGGATATAATCTTTTGATTGCACCGTCTGATGTTGAAGATTGTGAAAATGTCACATGGAAGGCTATTAAGGTCCCAAATGTTATGGATTGGCTAGTTGCATTGGATTGTGAGGGAATTACAGCAGTGCCTTTTCAGGAGCCGAATATTTTGCCAATAGATGAAGCATTGAACAACATAGACAACAATACGCTTTTTGGTAGCGTTTTTATAGAGGAATAAATTATGAAAACATTACAGCAATACTTTAATGAAGTCGGAGAATACGGCCGCAAGCTTTATTTGAGAAATGAAGCAATCCGCACAGGCAAATGGGATATGTACGAAGCATTTCTAAATGTTGAATTTCCAGATGTTGCCAGTGATGAACTACAAGCTGCACGCGATCTTGCGGGCCGAGTTAAAAAGATGTTTAAAGAAGAGTTTCGCGAATGGATCACTAAGAATCGGGTGAATATGATAACTTCCGACCTATATGTGTTGGATGAGGGTACAATATTGCGAGGTTCAGTGGTGCCAGTTGGAGACTTGGCGGTAATCTTTGGGGATGGACTGGAGGATATTATCGAATGTAATGTTTCGCCGATGGAGGTGCTGAATTTGACCGATCATGAAATTTATTGGGTTGATCCAATCGTTAAGACTTAGCATTGTACCCTACAATAAATAGTCACAAGTAAGTAGCTATCTTTGTAACATGACAAAAATAAATAAAAAGCAGATTGAAGTCGCCTGCCAAAACACAACAGATCATTTTAAAGACTTCTTTAAAAATTTAAATGATCCAGCTTTTTCGAGAATGGATAAATATGTATCATCTTTTTTAAATGGGTATTTTAATGAAACACCAATGTTCAAAAAACTTCCTCAAGAGGTTAGGGATTTTTTTTATGAAGAATGCGAAAGATTAGGATCAAACTAACGAACCTCCTCAAAGTAAAACCTAACCTCCACCTGCTTTTCCTGGATTAATCCATAACGCTTTGCAAACTTGTATTGTGTGCTGTCTCTATTGAGTGAACGGATAAAACCGCCAATGACCTTACGGAAGCCTTCCAGACTCAACGAGCCTTTTATGGTATTACAGGACATACAGGCAGGGGTTAGGTTTTCAAAACAATCTCGCTCAGGGTACTGGCATCCACCGTTAACCCAATCGCGAACAAGTGGCTCGATGTGATCCGCAGCCCATCTTTGGCCTAACTCGCATCCGCAATAAGCGCAGCGCCCCGAATACTTTAGTCGGAGCGCTTCTCTTTGTTGTTTGGTGAGGGTCATCTTGTGTTTATCGTCATTTTTAGAAATGGTTTTATTTTTTTATTTTACACGTAAAATTTATTAAATGAAAAAGATTACAATAGCTCATCCAAGGACCTCTACAGTAGTTAGTCCTTTGTTCCATTTCAATTACCCTGAAGGTCAATTATCTGATTTCGAAGAAGTAGAAATTATACCTGTCGATGAAGAGGGTAAACAAGTTTGCAAATCTGAAATTCGTACAGTTGTGTTAGTTGGACAGCCAAACGAAAAAGGTATTGCACAGTATGAAGCTTCAATTCACAAAAAGCTGTAACTAATTAGTAACGAAGGTTAGTCCAATGAATTAGCCTTCCTTTGAATTCTTTATCGAAATACTTGTAAAAATCATAAACTGAATCGAATCCATCGTTCTTGGCGAGCGTTTCAACTTCGATACTACCCACTTGCCTTCCATCAATTTTTACATTCAAAGCATATCCCCACTTTTCGCCATATAGCTCTATTTCCCCGTAGTAAGACACATATTCATCATTTATACTCAAATGATTGGCACATGAAATCTCGATAGTCTGGACACTAGTACATTTCACTACTGGAGCAAATTGAAATCGGTCTTTAGTCCGGCTATTGATTACGAAATGGATATCCATGCCAGGTTTCCAACGCTCGTTTTCGTCCCGACGAATTGTGTGGATTTTCGGTAGGGATACATTGTGTTTATAATTTACAAGAACGTTCCATAATTGATTGGGTAAGCCGTCTGGGTATAGATAATCTGAATACGTATCGTAATCCATGTCTAGTAAACTGTTCCAAATCTTTTGAACGAAATGTGTTTTTTCGTTTTGCATGCCCATGTACTTGGGCCAATTTTGCATAAATCCTAAAGTCATAATTTTCTTTCTTCTTTACCACCCTAGACTATACTAGGGTGGGGGTTAGTTAATCTGTACAACTGCCGGAATCACAACTGGCGTAATCAATGAAATCCATTTGTAGTTGAAGTGGTAATTGTAATATATTCTGCATTGACATAGGTATTGACTTCCCATTTACTTGGTGCCTTTTAAAAGTTCTACCTTTTATTTTTTCCGCTTCTCTGGCCCATCTCATTTTGTGTGCTGCAAAAGGATTACGCCATTGCTGTTGCAGTTGTTTAATCGTATGATGGAAGCAAATGGAACAATTTGATATTTCTGGGAAATCGTATTCAGGTCTTCCTCTCCAATATTTACCGACAATACTATTCGTAATTCCGTTTTCTATAAGAGGAAAAGATGGAATCCTATAGTAATCGTTTCCATAACAGTTGAAAGGATTAGTTTTTAATTCACGTTCACCTCTTCTTACTTGCCCTTCAACATCCATTATATCCCACCATTTAACCAAATAATCCGGTATTTTAAAATCATTTATAACGCTTTGCAAGCTGAAATTGGGATTTGGTTTGCGATCCTTTATTTCTACTATTTTAAAATATAAGTTCACGGTTCTGTCTAGTTCATCAAGCCTAAAACCCAATCGCATTTCTACGTTTTCAATTGGCGCAATATTCCTTCTGACATAATTATAAATAGGTGCTACTTTTAAAACCTCGGTACAAAGCCGTTTCCTAGAATTTGGAAGGAAATCTTCAACTATATCATCATAAGTTCTGTACTTTCCGACTCCATAGTCACGTGCAAATAATACTTCAATTTTGCCAGTACCGCTATGTCTACCTCTATAATCTGTACCAAGTTCTAAGGACAATTTATGTAGTGCAATTAATGTTCTGTCATCTTCAGCACTCATTACAAAATCACTATTGAAGCGTCTAATCCAATTATGTGATTTTTCTCTTTCAATTCTGATATCATACCATTGGTTCCTTTCTTCGGGTGTCCAGTAAGGTGCAAACTGTTCTACACATGCAAACAACTCATGATCTGCAGGGAAATGAATTGCCATAAACGAACTAGTTTTCCCACCTGAAAGACTGTTTACTGTTATCATTCCTTTCTCCTTTCTAAACTTCCAAGTTCTAGGCAAACCACCGAATTATTACGAGAATGGCTAGACCGAAAAGTCATTACCTCATCTATCACACGGGATAGTTCGCGCGGATCGATACACTCTATCGACGCTGCTTCTTCCAATGTGAGGATATCGCCTATTATTAATTCGATTAGTTCGCCTATTTCCTGGGGTGTCATTTTTTTCTTATTTTGGTGTTATGAAAAGGCATACAATTATTTACCTACTTGGAACTATTATTAAGATTGCTAACGCATTGTTTTTAGTCCCATACCTAATTGATGAATTAGGGAAGTCGATTGGAAAATAGATTAGCCGTTTCCTTTGGTCTCCTTTCTTGATGACATTAAGGTTTTCACGACCAATACAGTAATTCCATATATAAAAGATCCAACTACTGATATCAGGTAGGCTATATGATAAATTTTAAGAAGATTATTCACTTATAACCTCCTCTCGTTCTGGAGCAATATCATATACTCCTGGTTCAACTTCAATTGGTTCGACACTAAGAGTAGTTAGCACTCTTTCTCTTTCTTTGTTTTGCTCTTCCAT